GATTATAGATGTCGTCCAAGCATTTGTCCAACACTTTCACTCTTTCTCCAAGAATCTTTATTTCGGAGTTAGGTAAGTGGCTGTAACGAACATCGTCAGCCGTCATGGTCATCAGCCATGAGATCGAGGACTCAAGAGATTGTAACTTTTCTCTGAGACTCTTTGGGAATACTCTCATAAGATTTCTCCTATAATTATTTACACTTGGAGACGAAAAAATCGACTCTATATAAGATAGAAGGAATTAAGCTATGAGCCAAATATTTTTCGACAAGAACTTAGAGGGTATTGTTGAGACTCTCGAAAATGGACGTTACGCAGGTACTAAGGTTGTGAGTGGATCTGTTTGGGACGGGCCAATCATTGCAAAGAACTTAAATTGCTTATGCACAGATAATACAGTTGCTGAGGATGTGCTTGCAGTTGATACACAGATGACAACGTCTGCGTTGGACTTAGACTCGATTAGAGGCTACTTTTCTATAACAGTGTCTGCACTCCCATCTTCTGTTCAAGACGAACTGACGGCCATTGGGAGGGCTCACGCGACCGAATCTGAGTTCCTTGCTGCTGTTCGTTGGACTGATGGTTGGGATGAGGATGCAGTGATTAATCAGTTCCCTGATCCAGAACCTGAGCCCTAATAATGTTTAGTAGTATCACAATTGGTGACGGTGGTGATTACGACACTATCGCTCTGTGGCAGGTAGCTCGACGTAACAGTATACCTGCTGACAAGCAGGTTGACGATGAGCTTACTTTACTGAGCGGTACTTACGAAGCTTTTGGACTGCTTTGGCAGTGGCCAGTAGATGAAGAGGTAAGCATTAAAGTTGTTATTCAAGCTCACCCATCGGCTTTACATAATGGTGATTGGGATAGCGGTGTATGTCTTAGTGGGCAAGGAACACAGGTTTGGAAAGTTAGAAACAATGATCTAAACATTACTTACAGAGATATTGTTTTAAAGAAAGCTCAAGTACAGTTTGAACAAGGTGATAATTATTTCGGGTCAATACGAGGCACTGGTTGGGATATGTCAGCAATCCACCACGGTAGCCTGACGTTTGAAAGATGTCTGATATATACGGAAGGACTTGCTCACACACGTATGCACTATATGTCTTACGTGCCTAGTAGCAGTCCCTCAGCTTTCGGAACTCTTGAAGTTAATTACAACAATTGTGTATTAGAAGATATTTACGGTCCGGTATATCCCAGCTACGGACAGATTATTCCTGCATACTATCCAACCTCTGGAGATCACACGTTTAATTTTAGAGGATGTACTCTTTCTAGACAGAGCTTCTTTATAACTGACAGACTTACTAGCTATGCAGGGAATGAGAATCCAAATGGAAGTTTAACTATAAATGTAAGTGGATGTATTGAGGATACTTCTGCTGCTGCACAGCCAACTTTAGTTGCTGGTCACGCAATCAACTTAGGTTATTATCCTGGTGGGATAGGGTTCCCTTCTAATCTTTCTGCTACGCTTACCGATCACATCACAAATGAAGCTTCGGGTAGTGTATACGATTGGGCGACTACTAAAACAAATGTATCGTATGGAGTTCCTTTCACCTTTGATGGGACAGTAACGAACGGTGAAGTTGGGTTTGTAGACAACCAAGGAGCAAGTTCATTCCGTGATTACAGACTCGTAGCAGATTTTGATAATTTAGCTGTTCAATACGCTACAAATGCAGATTTAGGTAAAAAAGATACAGCAGGAACTGTTCGACCAGCCCTTACTGATGTAGGTGCCTATCAAAGTATCAGCACAAACACGTATACCGACAAAATAGGTGCGAGTGCTGATTATGATACATTATCACTATGGCATGGTGCTAGTGCTACAAATATATTAAATGGAGACTCCTTTAATCTTCAGTTCCTCAGTGGGGCTCATGATATTGCGGGTCTTTACAGTAACTTCAATGAAGTAGACTTTGACATCATTTTACAAGCTCACCCTTCTGCTCTTCATAATGGAGATTGGAATGCTGGTGCCAGTATTGTGCCTTCAAGTTTCAACTGCTTCATGTATTTTTTTGGAGATCAGACAGTATCAATAACTATTGAAGATCTTGTATTCAATTACAGTGTAGGCAGCAGGAGTTTTCTAATAGGAAACACAAACAGTACATCAGGAAGCTGTGCTCAGTTTAGCTCAACTTTGACACTCAATAGATGTATGCTTAGGCATCCCTCAGGTATAGTTAATGCTGCGGAATTTATATGGTACTATATTGGATTTGAAGATGTGGACGCCAGCGGAAACGTGTCGGCATTAGGTAAGAACACTTTCAACATAAATAATTGTGTTATTCTTGGAGCAAGAGAATATAAGTTTCTAACCAATACAAACCAAAACCAAGCAGCTAACTTTGAGTTTAATGTAAAAGGAACAACTATTGATGTACAAGATAGAGCTATAGCTGGGTTTTTACGACCGGGCGGAAATACTAAGGATTACGCAGATTCCTATTTTACTGCTAACTTCGAAGGAACAATATTACCACAAAGACCAGTTCACTACAATAGTTTTAGGGATGGTTGGGGTAGTGCAACAAGAGCATTTACTTTCACAGATTATATAACTTACCGATCACAAAGTGAGATGGAGGGGTATTTAGATGGTGGAAGTACTAACCCTCCGACATTCACATACAGTAATGCGAGCTTCAGTGTTCCAGTTAACTACGATGGCACAGTAACAAGTGGTGAAGTTTGTTATGTAGGTCCATCAGGTCACGAAGGTAATTACAGACTCGTAGCAGACCTTGATAACTTGGCTGTCAAATATGCTACTAACTCTACACTACCCACTTTAGATGTAAGTCGATACAACAGACCAGGACTTACCGATGCAGGCGCTTATCAAAGCATAAGCACAGATAATGTTATAAATGTAATTGGTTCCGGTGTTGATGGAGTAAGTGCAGACTTTGCTACTGTTTCTTTATGGTATGGTGATAGAAGAACTGAAGTTCTAAATGGAGCAACTGAAATTGGTGCTCTTCAATCACAAACCCATACTTATAACGGAAGTTATAATCAATGGGATGAGGTGAACTTTACTGCTTGCCTTAGTGGTCAAACTCACCATAACGGGAATTGGGACGAAGGTGCTAAGTTACTAAATACGGCAGGCTATGTAAGATACGGGTTTGGAAATCAAAGTATAGAATATAAATTTGAAGACTTAGTATATGAAGTAGAGCAAACTAGCTATGGTTCGGTTTGGGATCATTATGCTATTACAAATAGAGATGGCTCAGGGTACAATAGTGATGTAACTTTTAGAAGATGTTTAGTTACCTCTACCGACCGAAACTCAGAAAACACATTTTTCCGTATGCTCGTCAATTTGTCGGCTGTTGAAAGTATCGGAACTCAAAACACTACGATTGAAAATTGTGTGTTTGATGTAGGTACGAGAGCCGCTTTTGGAAACGAAGCTCGTGGTAGTAATGGAAATGATTATAATGTATATAACAGAGTTGTAGGATCAACCATTTTTTCTACCCAAAATTCTACTTGGATTGGTCAGAGAGGTGTTATTAATGGTGTTACCAATAGTGATGTTATTGGGTGTTTGAATTATAACGCGAATCCTGGGCGATACATGATAGGGTATGGTTCTGTAGTTTATGTAGATTATATAACAAATGAAAATAATCTCTGGTACTCCACATCCGCTCTAAACTCTTCTGCTGCTCAAACATTTACATTCGATAATACGGTCACAGAGGGTGCTGTTTGCCTTGTTGGATCTGGGTATAAAGGTGATTTCAGACTCGTAGCAGACCCTGATAACCTTCCTGTCAAATACATGACACAAGACAGTCTTACCTACAAAGACATCACAGGCTATAAGAGACCAGGGGGAACTGATCAAAGGGATGCAGGAGCTTACCAGAGTATATCAGATAGGAATACAGTTCACAAGATTGGAACTAGCAGTGTAGACTTCCCTGCTGACTATGCCACCTTGAATCTATGGTGGTCTACCAATTACCTCTATGCTAACGTATTAAATGGAGAAACTCACACGCTTCAGTTTAAGAGTGGAGAGGTACATAATACTGCTGCCTCTATTTACTTTGATGGTATTGTTGGTAATGTAAGTGCAAACGTAAATCAATCGTTTGTCTTCTCAGGTCAGACGCCTCATAATGGTAATTGGGATGAAGGTGCTACTCTTCTTGGCGGTAACGCGCTAGTGCGCTGTGGTAAGAATTCGTTCAACTTCACAGTAAAAGACTTAAGTTTAGTTGTTAGTGGGAATGCTCAAAGACTCTTTTACGTATCACCTACCCATAATACAAACTATGCCACCCCAGGTTATTTTGCTCCTGAGCACACTTATACCTTTGAAAACTTTATGGCACGTATGGATGACGGCCTGTCTTCAACAGCATATCAAATAATGATGGATCAAAACTATGAAAGAATTACAGATGAAGACTTAAACGTAATAGAGAGAGGAAGCAGCAAGAGTATTCACAAAAACTGTCTTTACATAGGTGCTGCTTCTTCGAATGGTGTCGGTAATCGAGGGTCTTTGTGCGTATACGCACACCAGTATGGTACCGCAGCGAGTGCTTTCTTTCAAACTGAGGGGTGTACATTTATAAACTCTTGGTTTAGTGACGGTCGGCATAGCATGGCATATGATAACCTTAAAGTGGATCATGCAGGGTTAATATATTATGCCAGTGAAAGCCATAAAAATCAATTCGGTTTTCAACTAGGTTTACATAGTCCTGGTAATTTTGGTGACTATAATACCCAAAAGCCTGAGAACGCTACGTTTAAAGATTGTATATTCAACAATGGATCAAATAATAGTATTACTCCGAACGCTAGTCAAGGTCGATATGATATTTGGGTAATTGAACCCATAGCTTCCGAGCTAGATATATACTCAAGTACAATTCTCCGTGAGGAGCCTTGGCTTGAATGGGAACCTAGACTTACTAATTGCTCCTTTAGAGTCCCATTCAACTTTGACGGATCTGTATCTGCTGGCACTGTGTCATTTGAATCTAGTGCTACAAAGGATTATAGACTCGTACCAGATCTTGATAATCTTGCTGTTCAGTACATGAACGTATCTAATACGTCTAATTATGACCTTGCAGGTAGAAGAAGACCAGGATTGACAGATGCGGGTGCATTCCAATCATATAGCGATAGTGTGGTTAGTGCTTTGATTGGTAGTGGTGTTGATGGGGTTAGTGCTGATCATGCAACTGTTGCTTTATTCTATGCCGCTTCAGGCGATAAAATAATTAATGGTCAGACCTTTGATCTTGCATTTCAGAATCAAGAACATGATTTCATAGTTAACATAGGGATTAATCCTTTGTTAGAAGTTGACCAGAAATGGATTGTAAGAGGAGATACCATTCAAGACGGTGAGTGGGATACGGGTGCTAGGTTCATAGAAAACCAATTCCTTACAAATCAGCTATGGTGGGGAACCGTTGGCTCCAAACTAAAAAAACAAGATGTTATTTTTGAACTTAAAGACTTAGTCTTTAGTTCTAATACTTATCACCAAAATTGGGCACACTTTAATGCATCTAGAGAGATTAGAGATGCAGCGCACGATTGCACTTACACTTTTGACAGATGTTTAATTTCTACTCCTAGACACTTAGGGTGGCCTTACCCAAACTTGCTAGCTAACAATGAACAAACCGGGGAATTAGGTCTTAATACAATCAATATACTTAATACAGTTGTAAGCGGAGGCTCTAATTCTAATAATCTAATTATACCTTATCGGGCTGGGCACGAAGGCCCTAACGTAGCTCACAATTTTGTAGGATCTACTTTTTATCATCGAAGATCTGGTTACCGCTCTATTGATGGTAGTTCTGATTACCGTATATCAGGTTGTCTATTCCATATGGATGGGAATGATACCCAGAGACTCTTAAATGCTCCTGCGTCACGTTATAATGTCACCGCAGTTGACAATATATTTAGTAACTCTCAGAGTTATGAAGAATACTCTCTTGGTACAGATCATACTAACTGCACGTTTGATGTTAACTTCAATTACGATGGATCAGTAAAAAGCGGTCAGGTATCTTTCGTTAGTTCTACCAATGATTTCAGACTTGTACCAGATCTTGATAACCTTGCTGTCAAATACATGACTAGCGGTGAGTTGCCTTACAAAGACATTACAGGCTATAAGAGACCCGGTGGCATTGATCAAAGGGATGCAGGAGCTTACCAAAGTATATCAGATAAAAACACAGTTTACAAGATTGGTACTAGTAGTGTAGATTTCCCTGCTGATTATGCCACCTTGTTTTTGTGGTCGTGGAACGATCACTTCTATGCTAACATATTAAATGGAGAAACTCACACGCTTCAGTTTAAGAGCGGAGAGATACACGATCCTGCTGCCTCTATTAACTTTAATGGCACTGTTGGAAGTGTAAGTGCAAACGTAAATCAATCATTTGTCTACTCAGGTCAGACGCCTCATAATGGTAATTGGGATGAAGGTGCTATCCTTGCTATAAACGGATCAACAAACGGAGCGGCTGTGCGCTGTGGTAAGAATTCGTTCAACTTCACAGTAAAAGACTTAAGTTTAGTTGTTAGTGGGAATGCTCTCAATCGGAGACTCTTTTACGTATCTCCTACCCATTCAAATTATACCACCCCAGGTTATTTTGCTCCTGAGCAAACTTATACCTTTGAAAACTTTATGGCACGCATGGATGATGGTCTGTCTTCAATAGGATGGGAACTGATGATGGATCAAAACTATGAAAGAATTACAGATGAAGACTTAAACATACTAGAAAGAGGAAGTAGTAAAAGTATTCACAAAAACTGCCTTTACGTAGGTGCTGCTTCTTCGGATGGTGTCGGTTATAACGGGTCGTTGAACGTCTATTCACACCAGTATAATACTCAAGCAAGCGCATTCTTTCAAACTGAGGGGTGCACATTTATAAACTCTTGGTTTAGTAACGGTCGGCACTCGATGAAACTTAATCAACTTAAAGTTGATCATGCAGGATTATTGTATTATGCTGGTGTTGGAAGAGGACTGTCTTTACATGGTCCATTTGGCTTCGCTGCGGCGCGGTATCCTGATGACACCCTTGCAGCAGCAAATAATTCAAAATTTGTTGACTGCATATTCAGTAATGGGGCGGGGGATTCTATTGCTCCCCCTGCTAGTCAGGATAGGTATTCAACTTGGGTCATTGAACCTTTACCCTCTGAATATAGAGATTCATCATCTGGAATTGTTGAGTTTTATCAACCTTGGAACGTATGGGCTTCGGCCCTTACTAATTGTTCCTTTAGAGTTCCATTCAACTTTGATGGATCTGTATCTGCTGGCACTGTATCGTTTGTAGATGGATCCAGTGGAGTCAATAACTATAGACTTGTAGGGAGTGAAGACAATTTTGCATCGGGATATGTCTCATCCTTTAATCTCAGTGGATTAGACTTAGCAGGTAATGATAGAGGTGACAGTCCTTATGATGCAGGAGCTTTTGCTATTACTCTTCAACAGGTAGAAGACTTCCTCAAGAGCCTCGGAGGTCCGTTAGTGCTTCAAGTAGGGTATAGGATATCTAACAACAGGCAAAGACTTATACCTGTTATAGGAGGAGAAGAATAAATGGCTACTTATACTGATACAATTGGTGTGTCTGGGGTGCATGGTGGCTCCCTTTACCCGAATGGAGGTGACTATGCTACAATAGCTTTGTGGGAATCTACCAGTGGTCCTAGTGTTTCGACTGGTAATGTTTATGAGGCTGTGCTTCTTGATGGATCTGCCCATGACTGGAATAGTGGCTACCCTGGGTGGGCCAGTACAAAAGATCTAGATTACGAGATTGTTGTTAGGGGAGATAAATCCCATGAAGGCTATTGGACTAGCGCAGACAGGGGCACGAGTGGTGGTGCTACAATAACGTTATCTAATAATGTTTCTTGGACTGGTTTTGGTGACCAAAATATAAAAGCAACATTTAGAGATTTAGTATACTCCGCAACAACTAACCGCACTATGTATTATGGTAATTTCAACGGTACTTCAGGATACTCAGGAGATTACAGCGCAGAGATGACTTGGGACAGGTGTATGTTCATACACGATGAAGCTGCCGCCAGTGCTGGCACGATTGGTACATTTTTTAATTTCCGACCTGCTTATGAGAGTGTGGATCCCTCCACAGGTGAAGTATCAGCAATAGGTAAGTTTACACTTAATTTAATTAATTGTGTATTTGAAGATTCATATGGTTTCATATGGAGACAGTTCCCAAATAGTGTTGCTGGTGAACAAAATTTAGAGTTAGAACTTAATCATATTGGGTGTACATGGCAAGAATCCTCTAATAGAGCAAGCGTTGGTTGGTTCGGGCGATTTGCAAGCGTCGATGGTGATCGTAACGATAAAGGTTTAGATTCTATTCTCAGACTAAACTTTAGCGGTTGTGTTGGTGATAAGAATCCATTTTTAGGTGGTGATTTAGATTTTTTTGCTAGTGCTACAAAGTATTGCAACATGACTGATTGTTTATGGGGGCCTACTGAAACACAATTTAGAAATGGGTTAGGGGATAATCGCACCAATTATGAAAAATTCATATACACATCTAGTAATATAACTTACAGCACCAGCTTCGGATATACAGGAGCATCAGCAGCTAATACTGTATCATTTGTAGAGACTGATGTTAATTCAGTAGAGAGAGACTACAGGCAGGTAGCGGGATCATTAGGTGTAGACTACGCTAGTAATGCTACAATGCCCTCAGTGGATGTTACGAATACAAGTAGAGGAACTTCACCATTTACTGCGGGAGCATACGAGTTTATATCAGCTACAACAGACGTAACAATAGATTTCGGTAACACCTATATAAGAGTGTATTAATATGTTACTTAAACTTAAATTTGGTATCCGTCCTGTCACGAACTGCGCTGGTGGTTGTTGACTATCCTCACTTACCCTGCATTAAAGGGAAGAACTTGAGGTAGATCAACCACGTAGTAGCGGACCCAAAACAGCCTGCAAATAGGGCGTGCAGGAACATATTACCCTCTGCTTTAGAGAAAGGATTCCAATATAGCATACCCCAGAATACCCCTGCCCAGAAAGCTGTGCACAACATACAGTTAACTAGCTTCCCAAGAGGAGGAACCCAAGCAGTAATGAGATTGCGAACAGGTTCCATGATGGTAGAACTGACAATGATGGTGGTCATACCGTAGACTGCCAACATCCAAACTAAAACGCTTACTAAGTATTCCATTAGGGTAATCCGTGTGTCTTATCTGTAGGTAGCTTTGAGTATCTGATAGTTGATGCGTGATGCCTCATGAACTTTTCTTTTGCTGTATACCAACCTTCTCGCATCTGACCTGGAGACTCATGCATAGCAATTATAGGCACGACATAGTTAGAAAAACCATCTAAATGTGCTTTGTAGGTCATGTGGATGTCGTAGAAGTCCCATCCAGTCTCAAGGTATTCTGGCTCGTCAATACCAATCTTCTTAAGATTTTCATAGGTGATAGCAAGAAAACAACCATCAAGAACCACTACCTGACCAGACTTACCAAAGTAATTAGGCATCATGGTCTCTGCTTTCTGTCCTTGGAATACAAACCCACGAGCATCATTTGTGCTTCTGGCATTCCACCAAGCACCATCATGAGGGAGGTAGGTGCTGCCAGCAATACCTACAAAGCCAACATTAGGCTTTCTGGCGATCTCTAAATACTTAAGTAGATCTTCTTGGTTAGAAATGATATCAATGTCATCATGACACAAAACTATAATATCATTATCTTCCATATTTAAGGTCTTAAAGAACTCTATATTCTTCTTATGACCTTCATAAATAGAAGGAGCATCATAAGTAATATTAATTCTAGTAAACTCATTACGGTTAGAATAGTTAATAAGTTTAGCTAAAGAGTTAGGTTGTTTACCTGTTCTACTACAAACAGAAAAATATATCATGAATAATAATAGCGAAGACCTGGAGCACATCGCAGAGGAATTTAAGAAATGTTCTCGTAGTTGCGAATATTTTACAAACAATTACATCAAGGTCGTTCACCCAATGCGTGGAATGGTAAACTTTAAACTTTACCCCTTCCAGTCACGTATCCTTGATGAGTTCCAAGATTATCGACTAACTATCCTTCGTAAGTTTAGACAAGCTGGCTGCACAACATTGATGGCAGCTTATGCGTTACACTTTTGCATCTTTGGTACAAACAAGAGAGTTGCTGTATTGTCTAAAGGTGATGCAGAAGCAAAGGAAGTTATCTCTCGTATCAAGATCATGTATGAAGAGTTACCGTTCTGGATGAAGCCCAAGACTACCAGAGACAATGACCACACGCTGTCATTTGAAAATGGATCATCTATTCAGTCCAAGGCTTCAGGCAAGCAGTCTGGACGCTCTATTTCGGCCTCTCTGCTCATCTTAGATGAGGCGGCATTCATTGAGCACATTGATACGATTTGGGCTGCTGTAGGCCCTACAACGTCCACTGGTGGCCGTGTAGTGTGTTTGTCCACGGTTAACGGTATTGGTAACTGGTTCCACAAGATGTATACGCAGGCGATGGAAGGTGACAACGGATTCCACCCCATTGACATCAAATGGCAGGAACACCCAGAATATAAAAGGCACCAAGGCTTTGAATGGCTTTACGAACAAATGGAGTCCTGTAATCCTCCAATCAATGTAGACAAGTGGGAAGAGCAAACTCGCCGCAAACACAGTTACAAAGAGTGGCTACAGGAATATGAGGCTAGCTTCTTAGGCACAGGTGAGACTTATATTGAGGGTGAGATTCTTCGTAATCTAAAAGAAAACTGTAATAAAGATTACTGGATCAAATATAACAACCGTATGCGTATTTGGGAAGATCCACAACCTAACCACGAATATGTCTTAGCTGCTGACCCATCAATTGGTCGTGAACGTGATTACTCAGCTTTCCACATCATCGACATCTATAATGGTAAACAGGTGGCTGAGTTCTACTCTAACAGGACGCCTATCAATGAGTTCGCTAAAATCATAGCAGATGAGGCTAGACTTTACAACACTGCATTTGTGTGTCCTGAGCGGAATGGAATCGGCAACAACTTGATTTACTTCCTTCAGCAGGAGTTTGAGTATGAGAATCTGGTGATGGACGACAAACGAGAGATCGGAATTATGATTACACAGAAAAATAAAGAGACTTTATTAGCCGATCTCGAACACAATATTAGGTCAGGTAAAGTTTTAATTAGTTCGGACAGATTGGTCAACGAGCTTTTAACTTTCATTATTGATCCTGAGACGGGTAAGGTTAAGCCTGATACTAACTGTCATGACGATTTAATTATGTCCTTTGCTGCTGCTATTAACATTTTTAATAACTTAAGAGGCAATGCTTACATAGAAAAGGCAGAAGATGATACTTATATCCCACCAGCCATCCGTAACGCTCATACATATAAGTTGAAGACATCTACGCAAGGTCTAACAGAAGAGAAACTTGAATGGCTGCTAAGAAATTAAGAGAAGGTGGTGAAGGATATACGCAGTTTGCAGACCCGATGCAACCGTATAACAAGCCCTACGGGCTCATAGGAAGATTCTTTAAGAAGTTCTTCTCTCGCGAAGTTGAGGATCATCCTGATTACAAGATCCAAGATCCTGTTACCAAGAGAAGGATTGATCCACCTCGTCCACTTCAAGGCGACACTGTTCAGTCGAAGGATATTATCAAGGTTCCTTCAGAGTTTGGTCACAAGAAAACTTACTACCCAATCCTGCCTCAAATTGAGTTTGATCGCAAGAAGCGATACAAAGAATATGAGGATATGGATGGATACCCGGAGATCTCGTCCGCATTCGACATTTATAGCGATGACTGCACGCAGGAGAACATTGACGGCACAGCATGGGATATTGTTACTGACGATGAGATGACTAAGTCTGAGGTTGAGAACATGTTTGAGCAAGTTAACATGACTCGCTACCTTTGGGACATCTCTAGAAACGTTGTTAAATATGGTGACATCTTCCTTGAGACGATTGTTGACCTTAACAACATTAAGCGTGGTATTCAGCGCATTAAGATTCTCAACCCTAACTTTATCTTCCGTGTTGAAGATGAGTTTGGTTACCTGAAGCAGTTCTTACAGGAGATCCCTGAAAAGAATGATTGGTCTACTTATGGTTCGGTTGGTCCTTACTTAGATGACTCTCGTATCATTAACTTAGATCCCGGCCAGATTGTTCACTTTAGACTTCACACCTCTGACCCGACACACTATCCCTACGGTAAGTCGGTTGCTGCGGCTGCTAGAGTGACCTATAAGAGCCTTAAGATGATGGAAGATGCGATGCTCATCTATCGTCTTGTGCGTGCTCCTGAACGTCGTATCTTCTACATTGATACGGGTTCGCTGCCTGCTTCTAAGGCTGAGATGCATATCAAGAAGCAGATGGATAAGTTTAAGAAGCGTAAGAGCTACAACTCGCAAACGGGTAACATTGAAGAAAACTTCAATGCATTAGCTGCTGACGAAGACTTCTACATTGCTGTAAATGGTAAGGGCACTGGCACTAAGATTGATACATTACCGGGTGCTGAAAACCTTGGTGAGGTTGACGATGTGAAATACTTTAGAGATAAGTTGCTTGCTGCACTTAAGATTCCGAAGGATTACATCGTTGAGAAAGATCAATCACCTGAGCGTAAAGCTAACCTGTCGCAGCTTGATGTTAAGTTTGCCAGAGTTATCACCAGAATCCAAAAGTCGATTGAGCTTGGTTTAGAGACTATTGCTAAGAGACACTTAATGCTTAAGGGTTTCCCAACCACACTTATCTCTAAACTTAAGATTAAACTTCCCGCTCCTTCCGACATGGCTCTCAAGCGAATGCTTGATACTGATGAGCAGAAGGCTCGTGTTGTCCAGGCTGTTAAAGGTCTTATGATCTTCCCAATGGAGAAAATTTACAAGGATTACTATCAGATGTCTGACAGTGAGATTGAGGAAGCCAAGAAGGGTCTTGAGCAGGATCAGAAGGATCCGGTCTTTGGCCAGATGATGATGGCTCCTGGCATGATGCCTCCAGGTGGGGCTCCAATGGGTGATCCTATGGCTGGTGATATGGGACAACCCCCAGGGCCTCCTATGGAATCGGCTGAGAACACACCCCCAACTGCTGCTGAATCTTTAGATTACAACTCTATGAAATCTCTTGCCATAGAGTCTGGTTGTGATGATGAATTGATCAAACTGCTTGAAGAGATGAGTGAGAAACAGCATTTTAATAAAATAACCCCGAAAGACGGGGCTAAATAATTTTGGAACAAGTATATTTATTATGTTAACGAATCTGATTGAAAATCGTGGAAAAGAGTTTAGTAACCTGATCAAGATTGGTGATTACTTAGCTCGTACTCTGAGAGAGAATGTTGAACTGTTCTCTGTTGAGGATGGTGTTGCAACCTACCTGACCGAGAATGGTTCGGTGATTAGTGGTAAGTATGCTTTCAAGCCGACTTTAAAGCTGACTAAGATTGTGGTAGAGGATGCTGATGTTCTCAACAACAAGAAAGCGTTTGAGGAAGCTACCGATAAGAAGGTGCTGAATGTCCTCTCGAACCTGATGGAAGACGATTACCAGTCGGCTGAGGGTTCGTTTGATAAGATCCTTTCGATGTATGAGACTAAGCTCACCTACGAAAGAATCAAGAACAGACTCGAAGAGAAGACTCAAAGATTTGGTGAGTCCACTAAGATCACCTCCTCGAAGGAGTTCCAACGTGTCAATGAGATTAGAGATCAGTTAGTGACATTCCTTAAGGAAAATGAGGAGATGCTGCAATCGACTGGTATGAAGACTGGTATGAAGCTTGTCAACCTTGTTTCGACTAGCTTTGATCTGCCTAAGAGAACAGTCGATCAGATTCAAGAGGCAAAGGAAATCGAAGTTAAGTTTGTTGGTAAGACCAACCTTTACGAGCACCTTTGCAGAAAGGAGCTTATCCAGAAAGAACTGCTCGAAGCCAAGCAAAACTTCGATAACATCTGGATTGACAGCAACAGCGTTCAAGATCTCGCTTCGATGATCTTTGAGAGTGATACTGATTCGGTTCGTCACCAAGTTGCTCAAACAATCTCGGACGCTCCTTACCTCGCTTTGGCGACTAAGAAGCAGATCACCAATCTGTTACATAACTCGTTGTCGATGAATGAGATTAGAACTTCGCAAAAGGATCTTAACAAGTTTGCTGGTAAGATCTACGAGATGAAGAAGCCGATCAAGCAATACGTTCTGGATGTCCTGAATGAGAAGTATGGCATCGACGTTCGTAAGCTTGATGAGGTTCCGACTTTCAGAACGCTGGCTATGACTGAAGGTGAAATCCTCGCTCAGATTGCGAAGCACGCTCCTACGGGTTCGATTATTGAGAAGACGTTAATGGAGTTTGTTAACACACTGCAAACAAAGAATGGCGCTGAGTCGATTGATCTCGCTGTTTTCCTTGAGGAGCTTTTCCAAGATGCGGGTCATGGCGATACGCTGAATGAAGCTAACCTTATGGATTACATGGACTTTACAAAGGTTGCTGATGATCTTGGTAAGATTGGTGATGTGTTAAAGATGCTTGTCCCTGCTGTTGAAACTGCTGCCGATCAAGTCCAAGATCATGGTCAGGATATGGAAGGTATGGAAGGCGATGAAGAAGGTCCTGAGGAGCCTTTAGGTAGTCCTGATGATATGGACAGCGATCAAGAAGCTGGCATGGAGGAGCCTAATATGGACGCCGAGCAAGCCGCTGAAGAAGTGAAGGGTGAAGTCGCTGATGAAGAGGCTGCTGCTGCTGAAGGTGGCGAAGAAATGCCTGAGGAAATGCCTGAGGAAGAGCCTGAGGGTGAAGAAGAGATGGGTGAAGAGGAGCCCATGGAAGATGAAGGCGAAGAAGAGCCTGAAGAAATGGAGCAAGATGATTTAACTTCTCTTCTTTCTAAACTCGAAGATTTGTTAGCTGATATTAAGCCTGATGAAGAAGAAGGTGAGGAAGAGCCGGAAGGAGACTTTGAAGACGAAGAAGAAGACGAAGAAGAAGAGGAAGAAGACGAAGATGAGGAAGAGGAAGATCCTGAGCAATACAAGACGTAAGGAGGCGTAAATGGGTTACAACAAAATACCTCTTGCGCTTAGATACAACGACACTACTAACAATGCAGAGGGTCTGATTGAGTTTCAGCTTAACCTCAGCGATGTAGGTGATGTGTGCTCTTCTACTCCTAGTCAGGGTCAGGGGTTAGTTTGGAGTGGTGGTTCTGATGGGTCTTGGTGTCCGTCTACTTTACCTGCTGGTGGTGGTGGAGGAACTCCCACTCTCCCAACAGGTGACCCTGGCGATCTCCTTATAAATACTGGTGGAACCACTTACCTTGCTAGTGCTGCATCTGATGCAGGTATAATGCAGCTTGATCCTTATTTTGATGCTAATGATGAGGGCGCTATTGCACAGTGGGATGGCACTAAGTTAGAGGTTAAGTTTCCTGACCAGCTATACATGCTGGTTGAAGCTGGCGAAGATCTTTCAAAGGGTGACGTTGTTTATGTGACAGGGGACACGGGGACTGGCAGATTCATAGTTGCAAAAGCCGATGCTAGTAATTCAAATAAGATGCCCGCAGTGGGGCTAGTTCCCGCAGCTATATCTAATGGAAATAATGGTAAAATCGTATCCTTCGGAAGAGCCATAGGTCTTAATACTGACGGTATGGCCGTTGGGAAGCCAGTCTATGTTGCCACCACTGCTGGGGGTATAACTAAGGATAAGCCAACAGGAGCTACGGACCTGATTCAGAACATCGGAATCGTGTCTGTTGTTGACGCTACCAATGGTGTCATTAAAGTAACAGGTGTTGGTAGATCCAACGACATTCCCAATAACTTAGATGTTGTAGGTAGTGCTACTATTGGTACTAATGAGTTTACGCAGACAACTGCCAAGCTTGCAAACGTTGATGCTAACCATATCCTGATATCAACGACGACGAGTGCTACCTCTAGTGTTGCTTCTGCTACTTTGTTTAGTCAGGGGATTACTGACAATAATATTGTAACGTCCGTTAACTCTCAGGCAGGCCCCACTGTAACTTTAGATGCAGATGATATTGGGGATACGACCACAACTAACAAGTTTGCTACTCAAGCACAATTAGATAAGGTTGATTACTTATCGGTTACCGCTCCTATTAATTTAAACAGCATTCCCGCTGGAAACCTAGCGCAGACTTACATACAGGATACCGACAATACCGTAACCCCCACCAACCTAGATTCAACTATTAATGCTCAGTATGACATACCTTATAGATCAACAGGCAACACGTTTACTCATGCTACTGCAACGTCTCAATCCGTAAACTTTTTAGGAACACAGGCTAACTTAGGTAACTTAACTGATGTATCCGTAGAGAGTGCAACGGAAGGTCAATCATTAGTTTTCTCAGCAGGGGAGGCCAACGCCTGGATTGCTTCTACTTTAGACACAGGTGCAGGTTTCGTAGACGGTCCGACTGTATCATCAACCTTCTCTTCAATCGAAGTGGATGATATTAAGGTTAATAGGCTTCTTGAAAGCAGACCTACTTGTATTACTCACTTTTCTGACTGGTTAAGTTTGGATGTTCGCAACAATGGATATTCTCCTTCTTTAGCTGGGGGCGCATCACATGTTCAAGACTCAAACCTAGTTACGATGAACACTACCGAGTATGGTATAGGTGTTACTCGTTTGAAGTCCGGTACAACCGGTAATGCTCAATCGAGAATAATGACTTATGACGCTGCTGTAGCCCCAAGCACTTGCGGAGTTTCTTTTGCTGCAAGGGTTTGCCCTAGTGGTGCTTGGACTAGCGGAACTAATGAAGGTGTGATAACAATGGGTCTTCACAACAAATCTAATACTGCTAACGAACACCCTAACGCAGGGGCATGGTTTCAATACGACCATAGTAGCTCTAATTGGCAAGCAATAACTGGATGGTTTACCGTATCCTCAAATACGGATACGGGTATTTCTGCTACGCCAGAATCTTTCCAAGTCTTGCAGATAATGATTGATGAGAATTGGGAAACTTTTGAGTTCTATATTAATGGCAGTTCGGTGGCCACTCACTTAATAAGCACACATAATGTTCCAACTTCAAGTAGGTATGGATTTACATTTAGTGTCAGGAATGGAAGCCTAGCTGGGCCAGCGTCTTTTACAACAGTTGGAAATGAATTATTTCTAGATTGGGATTATCGGAAACTAACCCATACGGCGACTGACCGGGGTGAGAGTTATATTAAGAAGACGTTGTCTGGGGAGTAATTACCCTAGTAGCATATCACCGCGCTTGAGAGAGTTGAATAGGCGAGTATAGAACAACTCACGCAAGGAATCTAACTCTCTCATTACGCTGTTCAGATTACGCAGTGTAGCCTCTGAAATCTTGTCACCGTCTTTGATTGCCTTGAGCGTATCTACGCAGCCATCAATCATATTTTGCTGATCTTTTGTAATCTTGTTGATCGTATCGACCTGTGCTTCTTTAGTTAATATTTCAGAATCGGACATTGTGAACCTCAAACTTTAATGTTTCGTAGTGGTGTATTCTTTGCTTGGAGTGATTCTCAAGGTATGGCATACGGTCGTAGAAGTCATAGAAATACATCTCGTCTTTCCCCTTCGCTTTACGAATACCTCGACCTAAACCCTGCAATGTTGGAACTTCACCAGATAATCCTCTAGCATTGATCATATGACTGATCTCGTCAATACTGATACCAGTCTGCATGACGTTTGTTCCTACAATGGTAGCAGGTTTATCATCCTTTACAAATTTGTTAATGATATCATATCTACTGTCGATATCATCTTTACCCTCAATAGTGTAGCAGTTGTCGATTCTCTGTTGTAGATTTTCTACATGTTGCAAGTTCTTTACAAGTATGAGGATCTTAGCCTTAGGATTAGACTGGTATACTTTTGATACAATTGTCTTGATCTTGTCGTTGCGCCTATCACAGTTTACGATATACTCTTCGTATATCTCAAGGTAGGAGAGGTCGTCAGGCACAGAGGAGACTGGAGTGTTATCAACAACCTGAATGATGGGCTTTGCAAGGGCACCATCCTTGATTAGATCCTCTGCTGTGCGTGTCGTGTATACAGGGCCGAATGCGCCCTCTAGGACCATCCTAGCGTTGATATCTTTTGCCTTCTCCCTTGGAGGGGTGGCAGTGAATGCGAGCCTGTAGGAGGCGTTAGGGAAGCTCTCAACGGCTGCTATGGTGGTCTCTCCCTTGCAGAACTGATGGGCCTCGTCAACCATAAGCAAATCAGCTTGTAGGTGTGTATCCACTATACGTTCAATACTTTGAACTGTGGATAACATGATTTTTCCTTCAATAAATCCTTCACCTGAATTGTATCCGAGATCACGGATACCGCATCGCTTGAAGAACTCGTAAGTCTGGTTGAGGATACCCTTCTCTCGGAACAAGACAACTGCTGTAATATCCTTATCGTGTTGTAAGGCAGCAATACAACCTGCCATAATGAGAGTCTTACCAGAACCCGTAGGGCTGTCTACGATAGCCCTACGCCTCTTAAGACACTGATAGATAGCCTTTTTCTGATACTCACGATACTCAAAGTTACCGACTGAAGGAATAAAGGGTTCTTGCTCTTCAGGTTTGTTTTCCCATTCAATGTCAGTTGCTCCAATCTCATTGAGATCTGCTACAATACGTCTAAGCAAACCAGTTCTAAACTTACCGTTAGCTCCGAAGTATCTTTTCTTCCCATCCCATGTCTTCCTTTTGTAAGCAGTAGAGTATTGGTAGCCTGGGACTGAGAAAGCATACTTATTTCTCAGAGCGGATATTATCTTAGGGTTATCTGTTTCTAGGGTAGACGTTAAATTACCTACTACTATCTTCATATACTATAATAGTATTATCACAACAAAGGTGTAATATGAGTGAGAACAAACAGATAGTTGGAGGTCAAGATGACTTACGTGAACAGGCGCTTGAATCTCTATTTGGACAGACTTCAGATGAAAATCTCTTTATTACGGACTTACCATCTAAAGGTAAATTTTACCCAGGATTCCAGGGCGTTGAAGTTAGTCCTTTAACTTTTATTGACGAGCAAAGTATATTAGGTAATAAGGACCCAAACTCTGACATTGTCTCTAAGCTTTTAGAAAAATCTGTTAAAGGGGTAGATGTAGAGAATCTTTTATCCATGGATAAAATGTATTTACTCATGAAAGTTCGTGAAGTGTCATACGGAGAAGAATACGAATTTAATATTACTTGCCCTTCTTGTAAGGCTGATGTTAAAACCTCTTTGGTGCTTTCTGAGCATTTAAATATGAACGAAGTTCCTGACGATCTCACAGATCCTAGGGAGGTTCTCCTTCCTAATCTAAAAGTAAAAGCTGAGGTTAGGTTTCCTCGTAGCAGAGAGGAAATATTCTTGAAAGATTCTGAGACAATCTACAAAAATCTTTATAGGTTTATTAATTCTATAAATGGTAACTCCGACCCCGTGTTTATTTCAAAAGCTTTGAAGCGTATGCACCTGAAGGATATTAAGAAACTCATAGCAGAGATAAATAAGGGAGAGTATGGTATTGATCCTAGATTTATTTTTGAATGTCCGCAATGCAGCCATGAGGAGACAATGGCGGTGCCAATGGATGTCAGTTTTTTTTCAGTGAGCTAACCGACAGTTTATCCTCTGAGGATCTTCTTTACCAAGCGTATATACTAATAAATAAGGTAGGCTTATCATACTCTGATGTTAAGAATATGACCAAGCGAGAGCGTTTAGCTTTTGTTAAATTCTACACAGAAGAATTAAAGAAGTCTGGAGAGTTAGCATGAAAATCAACAATAATCAAGTTACCACAAGGCATGAAAGACCTACCGTATTAGGCCCGACTGCCCTTATACTGTATTTCATCAATGATGGGCAGTATGCCGATCCTTATGAGATCAGCGGAGTCTCCATCTTTGCTGCTTCGGACAACCAGTCCCCAAGCTCAGTTGTAGGCTCTCATGGGGAAATACTGCCTAGCGTTACCGGAAGTGTGTTGATGCATTTCTCTAACAGTGCTGCATTGACCACCAACGTAGCTTTTGACCCTAGTAACTACAATGTGCAAGACGCTTCGGGCATCTACAAACTTTCCACAGGTAAGTATGCAGTTGTCCTGAATGATGTTCAAGACACACCCTATAGCGTTTTTAATCTCTCAGGGAATACTAGTATCTCAAATAGAGTGTCTGCCACAGGAGACTACATTGATGTCTGGACGCTAAAGAGAAATACAGGGTCAGACCTAGACACAATCATCAACGAGTTTACGTTAACTGAGGATAGGTTCTTTGGTGTAACAGAACCGTTACTCTTCCGTGTTGCAACCAGACTTGAAAATAACTATCTGGTCCTAGGCTCGAAGGTTGATCTTAAGTTTACCAATGAGTTCACCTTGGAGAACGCCAACATTGACCGCAGCATCGTAAACCTCTTCAAGCAATCGCTGGTTACTGATCCAATGATTGAGATTTACAAGAAGAATCAGGATCGTAATTTAGATGCGAGAGTTGAGGTTTCTGGCTACGCTGCAACATCTGGTTTGATGGATGTCACATCTGAAAACACGGTGATCTTCACGTTTGATACAGAATCTCTCAAGACTCACCCAAGCCTTCTTGACGGGACTCTGGGTTCTATGACGGGCACCTATGTCGCAAGACTTAAGTTCAATGCTCTGAACCAGACCATCGTATCAAATGACATGGCCTTTATCATACGCTAGATACATCAAGTGAAGTGCATCTAGCTTACCGATCTTCTCAGCCTCCGCTCTCAAGAAATCTGATCCCTTCTTAACGAGCATCTCATTCCAATCTTTGTAGGGAGTGGTAGGCACAACTGAGAACAGGTCATCTCTCCTGATCCAGTGAGCAAGGTCCATAAACTTCTTACGGCCCTTAGTTCCTGCTTCGTCATTGTCGAAAGCACAGACGAGTGGTCCTGTATACTGACTGAGTTGAAGGATCTGCTCACGGCTCGTAAAGCAGCTTAGAGTCGTCGTAGCGTTCAACCCTACCGCCTGTAGGCTAAGGCAATCAAAGACGCCCTCAGTGACGTACAGGGGCTCCTGAGAGGCGTAATCGAACGGGTATAGGACCTGGGAACTCTTGAGGTTCTTACAGTTCAGATATTTGGGCTGCTCATTGCCCAATGCTCGACCTTGGAAGTAGAAGAGCTTACCGTTCCGGTTGATGAATGGAATGATCAGCCTGCCCTTATACTTTCCACCCGTAGCCGTGTAGAACTTGAACTGATCTACTCCACGCGACTGCACGAAGGGGTGATCGTGAACAACCTCAAAGTGTTGTGACTCGTCGAGGTCGGAATCAATCTCATTAGGATCAAACTGTTCTACTGGCCTCCGACCTTTGTAGCCTGCCATGAAGTCCTCGAAGACAAACTTCTCGTATGCTTCACGGTAGCTACACTTCTCAAGGACAGCATACAGCTTGAGGAAGTTGCCAGTTTCACCAGTCTTAAAGCAACGCCACAATCCCGTCTCCATGTTGATAGACATGTGACGTTTGTAATCGTTTGTTACAAAGATAGAGGGAACTACAAGCTCGGTATCGTCGCTCTGGAGTCTATAATTAGACTGGAACTTGTCCAAGCAGTATTTTCTAATGAAGGAATCAGAGCCCATGTTCATAAATAGTATTAGTGCCTCTAAGAGTGACATTATAGACCAGTGCCTGTGGAAGTACAGACTGAAATACATCTTAAAGCTGCCGGGATTCGGCTCGAAGAATGAAGACGCTTTGAACTTCGGATCCTTTATACACAAGATATTTGAGCTTGGCTATAAAGAGAAGGACATGAAGTCCTTGCTTAAGATCGCGGAACAGGAACGCTCAACTTACAAAGTTCCTTTCCATGAGAACGATAGGATGAAGTCCTGCCTGGAGAACTTCATCGTCTGGAACAACGGGCTTGGCGAGACGATGTCCACAGAGCAGACTGTCAATGTCCCTCTTGATGAGAAGCACGACATCAACTTCATTGGTGTTATCGACCGTGTCATCAAGGGCAAGGATGGCGGATATCTGGTCGTGGACTACAAGACCTCCAAGAGGGAAAAGAAGAAGAAGACCCTCATGGATGATAACCAGTTAAAGGGTTACGCATGGGCAATCCACATGCTTTATGATGTCCCCTACGACAAGATCTATTGTGCTCACTACTACCCTGTCACTGGAAACTTCGTGGCTGTGAAGTTTACCAAGTTCCAAATCGAACGATGGAAGAAGATGCAGACTGAGAAGGTCTGGCGCATCCGTAAGAAGAAGAAGGATGAGTTCTGGGCTCAGGAGAACATCTTCTGCGACTGGTGTGAGTATAAGGATGCTTGCCCTAAGTTCAACTCAGAAGAGACTGTCTGCAAGCGGATTGATGAGCAGAAAGAGCTTAAGAAAAAGAATAGCTAGTTAGGAACTTAAACAAGAAGAACAGTACGAACGCCAGTGTAATAGGATCCCATTCTCCGTAGGCTCCAGGGTCGTAACCGTTCTTAGCTTTGAAGTTGGCGCGGTAGATTTGATCTTCGGTGTTGTTGTTCATGTCAAGTCTTTGATTTGTCCTCTGATAATAGGGAAGTAGATCTCGTAGTCAATATCTTCTAGGAAAGATTTTATAACTTCTTCGTTAAATCCTGAGTCTACGACTAAGAATTTGTAAACAGTCTGTAGCTTGAGTGGTTTACGAGTATCTAAAGACTTTAGTAATCTAAGTTGATAAAGACTAGGTAGTCTTTTTCCATATTTAAAACTCCACTTATCAATAAAGTCACTGGAGAAAGTAAAGTTCAGTAAATCAATAGTTTCAACTAAATCTTCTTCTAATGTGTTCATCTTTTATAAATAGTTATAGAGCGAAGCCTTCTAGGATATTCACTAAATATTGTAGATTTACTAAAATATTACAATGACCCTTTCTTTGATTCCTGAATTAAGAGACCGACTACTCAGCAAGGATTACGAAGCTAAATCTACTTCCTATGCAGGTTTAAGACCTGGGGACCTTATTCAATTCATTTACGCTGGTGTTACAAGATATGGGTTTATTTTAGGATCTGACTACAAACCTACAGGAATCATCTACTCCACCAGAGGTAAGTCTTTAAACTACGTCATGGTTACTGATTCGTTAGGAGACGACGAATTCAATTACTTGCTAAATAATATATACGGAGATGAGCTAAAAGCTAGATATGACCGTTTGAAAGAGGATGGCTTTGTGGGAACAGTGTCCAACTTCAGAACTATGCAGTTGTTAGGCATAACTTCAATAATTAAAATACTTATAGTCCCAGAAGATGAGTAATACTAACTTACCCCCTAATATTGAAGGTGCCTTAGGCGACGCTTCCTCTAAACTTAATGAGTTGTCGAGAGGATTAGGTAAACAGTTAGATCTGATTACAAATTTTAATAAGGAATTAAGAGACTTCAATAAAAGTGTAAGAGTCGGTAATAAGGGTATGGGTGCATTAGCGAAGCCTCTTGATGCTTTGCGTAAATCCGTAGACGCTCTAAACAGAACACTGGCTGCTCAAATCCGTGTAATGGTAGACGCATTTTTAAGTCGTGATATACTCAAAAACAGGAAGTATCAACCGGCGGCTCCACCAAAAGGCCCAGGAGGCCCAGGAGGCCCAGGAGGCCCAGGAGGCCCAGGCGGTTCAGACGATGATGATTCCCCACCACCTAGAAGTAAAACTTACATAGAGAATGAGTTTATTAGAGTAGTAGACGCAAACACACAATCCGTTAAAAGTTTAGTCACGAGTAATATACAATATTTTAATATTGGAAACAATGTAGTGAAAGCCTTTCAAGACTTTGAAAAACTTCAAATTCAAAGTTTAGGAATGGGTATTGATTACAATAAGTTTTTAGAGCAAAATAGCGAGGCGTTAGATTCCACTAGAGTTAGTCAGGCACAACTAAGAGAAGTTATGGTCAGTAACTTCGCAGCGGGCATTAAGATGAACTCAAGAGAGTTACAAAATCTTAATGAAGAGATGATCGCTACCGGGCAGGACACCCAGGGCCTTCAGGCGGTTAACGCTAACTTATTAGCTCTAACAGGTAAAAACACCTCTACAGTAAGTCTACTGTCTAGAGTAAACAAAGAAGTTAGTGATCAGTATCAAATAAGTAATGACAGGCTTGTAAAAACAATGCAAGCTCTTAGTGACAACCTTGAGCAAGCATCTTTCTTTGGACCTCAAGCGGTAGAATCTGTAGGTAGATTGGGTCAGGAACTTCAAGGTGTTTTAGGCGTTGACATGCCAAGAGAGATAAACACAGTATTATCTCTCATTCAGCCTTCTATTGACAACTTAGGTAAGCAAGTTCTTTTAGGTATTGAAGGTCTTCCCAATCAGCTAGTTAACGGAGTTCCTCAAATATCAGATCTGGAGCCTATGTTTAGGAAGGTTCTTAAGGTCACTGCTGAAGCTCAGGCTAACAACCTAGCGACTGCAAACACGGTTGCTGCTGGTCAGCTTGGAGTTAGTGAACAACAATTAAGAGCTATACAGCGTGTCGCAGAAGGTGTTTTAAATGGTAACACATTCCAATCCGAGTTAGCTAAGAAACAAGAAGAAGAGTTTAATACTGTTAAACAACTTAGGGAAAGACAATTAGACTGGTTCACGAATGCGGGTCCTAAGATGTATGAAGTAGTACGAGAACACACTCCTATATTAAATAATATGTCTCTCGGTCTTAATGCATTAGCATTGGCTGTAGGTGCGGGCCAAGCTGCTAGTAACCTTACATCACTAATACCGGGAGGTATAGGAGGTCTAGGGGCTAAAGTAGGAGGTTTGAAAGGTGCTATGAAACACCTTGGTAAAGGTGGAATCGGTGCACTAGCCTTTGCCGGGGCTGATTACGCTATGAACCCCGAAAGCTTTAATGCAGCGGGCGCGGTCGGTGGCGGTCTAGGGGCAGCTATTGGAACAATGTTATTACCAGGGGTTGGAACTATAATCGGAGGTTCCCTTGGTTCGATGGCTGGTGAACTGCTATTTCCTCTTGAAGAAATAAAAAATAATACACAAGATAGCGCTCAAGCAGCCAAAGCGCAAGAGGAACGGCAAAAACAAATTGATAATGAACGACGAGCAGCCGCTGCCGCAAATAGGAAAGAAGCGTCTGAACTTGCTTTTTTTGCTAACTTCATACGGCAAAATGTAGAACAAGATCCTCTTAGGGTTGAAGGACTTAAGGATGTGTTGAATAGACTTACTATTCAACTGACTAGAGCAAATAATGCGGCAGTAGGTAGCCCTAGACCTCCTGCTACCCCAACATCAAATCCAGGTCAAAGTAGGTAATCATGGCAGCTTTTAATAAAAACAAAAGAAAACTCCACGATAGATCTCATCTAACTTTAGAGTTTCCTCAGTCTAATGACAGGGTTATAAGAACTTACATCCCTTTCCTAGAGAATCCAATCATATCTGAGAAAGGATCAGCCAACTTAAACTCGTATAATCTCGTAGGTAGGGCTGGAGAACTCTTTGCATACGGGGGTGCTCAGTCTAGAAGATTGACTGTAACATTTAATATCAGTCTTCTACATGTAATGGAAGTAGACTCTGAAGAAGGGATAGCAGATCACTTCAAGAGACAGTTTCAACTATACTTCACTAGCGAAGATGCTAAAAATGCTTTTAAGCTTAGGAAAGAAGAAAGGAAAAAAGAAGAAGAGACCAGAGATATTAGATTAGGCGAGGGAATTTTCGATCCCCAGGACTTTGACATTTTAGGTGGTCAAGGAGCGGTTGAAGGCTCAGAATACGACTTTGCAATTTCTCAGAACGATGAAACCACAGGTGCTTTAGGCAGACAACATGCAGCCAGACACAGAGCTTACTACAGAAGAATAGCAGGATTAGTTCAAGGTGATCCAGAAGTAGAAGGTGAAGACTTCTCAAACATCCTAAGGGGAGACGCTGAAATTAAACAAAGTCAATTACAGAGAGAGAATAATAAACATATTGATTTAGTTTATTGTTGGCTTAACCTTATTAGAGCTTCTGTGTTAAACAGATCGGATAATACAGTTTATGGACCTCCGATTGTTAGACTCACCCACGGTCCTATGTATGGCAACGTCCCTTGCTTAGTTGAAAACTATAGTGTTAAGGTTCTTGAGGAAGCTGGGTATGAAGCTCAAACTTTAACTCCTAAGCGTATTCAAGTAAGCTTAAGTTTAGTTGAATCTAGAACTGGTGACTTTGGTAAATACGTCGGCGGTCAAATTATAGCAGGAGATAACTTGACTGGTTGGGAGTCTATAATAAGTAATAATGAGATAGACCCATATAATGGGGGAGTAAGTGATTATGCCGTCTTATAACAATCATCTTAAAGCTGGATACAGTCAAGTCTTGCACAAAAATAAAATTGCTGTTACTAGCCTAAACTCTACCTCATTCAAGGACTTCATTAAGTCTTTGGACAGTCTTGGTTACCGTGTAGGCGTGATTCCTCCTGGCTACGAACACAGGGCAGATAAAATCTCTAATCTATTTTACGAGACTCCTACATTGGACTGGCTTATATGTTGGACTAATAATATCTCTGACCCATTTCAGCAGTTAAACGTTGGAGATAGAATTAGAATCGCGGATCTGTAAGATGAAATCTCTAACTTATAACGTCGTAATAACTAAATCTACGGATGCTATGAGAAATCTGTTTTTTCCTAAAAACAGACAAAGGACTAGCTTTGATAGCTTTTTTAAAGAAAATAAATCAAATAATAATTACTTAGTGTTATCCCCACGCGGGGGAAATGGATTTTTAGAGTTAGATTTTAATTTCCCAATTTCTACAAACTCTACTTATGTTTCTTTAAAATTAATTGACACTGCCGCTATTTCTGAATTTTTTGCTGTTGATCGACACCCTGTTGATACCCTAGTGATAGATCGTATAGCTAAAGAGATATCCCTTCCGAGCACTCAGTCTGATTATGCTTTGTTTAGAGCTTTAGAAAATTTAAGTAATAAATTTTATATATCTTTTGGGTGTGGTGATGATGTTAGAACTTGGTCGGGTCCTTATGTTATGAATCTAACCGATGCTAAATTAAGTTATGATTCTGTTGGGGTAAAAATTGTTGAATTACTTTTCACTCCCAACCCACAGAGTATAAGAACTTTTGGGGATTCTTTATTGCTTGATTCTGCCTACGGACAAGCAGAATCCATGTTTGATAGCAAATTAATTCAACATGAGGGTATGGTGATTAAGGATGATGTCACCTTTAACTTAAAAACTGGTGCAAAAGAACCTTCCCCTGGATACAAAAGTGATATTCAACCTCAATGGAACTACTGGATTAGGTTACTAATTATTAAGTACATAAACAATCTTTTTGAAGGAGTTCCTCGCGGCAATATACTTGCTTTGTTCTCCACGGATTTAGATGAAAGGCCCACTACGGGTAATCCTGACGGAAAAACACCAGAAGAAAAAGAAGGCAGAAATGCAATAATAAATACTAAGGAACCTATTGGAGACATTTATGACTTTAACAAAATTCTTTTAAAAATGGGTATAAGCCTACGTCTTGTTTTTGGTAATAATTCTGATCCTTGGGCTACCCAACCTCCCGTTAATGAGACGCAAACTAGAATAACTCAAGCTATAAGTTCATCAGGAGCTAAAATTGTTGATGCTACCACCAACATTGTAGCGAATACAGCCTTAGGTTTACTTGGTAACAACGTCATAAATGATGGGCAGGGGATTATGGAAGATGTTAGTCAGGGCTCATTCTTAGCTTCGAATGCAGATAACCACCAGACATCCCCTAACATTGCTGCCGAACAAGATAAGGCTGCGATAACCATGGCAACTAACCTAAATCTAAATAACTCATCTGACAGATTTCAAGGACCAATTAAACCGTTAGTGACTTTTATTAAACGTCTTAGAGAGCATAGGAAAAGTAATCAAGAGTTTGTATTTTTTGAAGAAACTGATGTAAGAGTTTTAAAAATTCTTAAAGAGAATGGCATCATTAAGGATGATAAGTATTCAGCTATTATATTTGGTGAAAAGTCTATAGTAAAAAAATTAATATACCCTTCAAAGACTTTAGACGTTAACCCTAAGCCTTCAGTCAACGACTTAAAGTTAGGAGCATCATTAACTTACATGGGAGATCCAGCCTTATTCCCCAATTTAAATTTTAAAAAGTATTCCGAATCTTATGTTAATGAGTTTTTAGCTAATAGGGGTAGAACTTCATCATTCGGTGAGAAGATTGATCTCCAACCTTATGCTAGTGAGTTTAAAAGTATGATAAAAGATGATGAGTTTGTCTTTATGCATAATGTTAAAAACTCAAATGTTCTCGACGTTTCATTCGAAAACAAAGGTTACCAAGCTAATATGCTTATGCTAGCTTCTGAATCTAAAATAAAAAATCAAGCACAGGCAGCGGCAGCAGGGGTGGTGCTCAAGGACAACGAATTGAAGTATAGAAATCTTATAGAATACATAAAAAAAACAAACTTTGCAAGAGAGGATTTAGGATATAACGGTGAAGATGTAAGAATACAAATCTTAGATTTATTAAGAAATAACCAGCGCGCCGCAAATTTAGTTTGGCTTGCAAAAGAATTTAACGGAAGTGATACTGAAGATGCTAATGAATCAACAGTAGATTTTGTTGATGTAATTAATTTTATAGTTCAGGGCCACGAGCTTCCAAACCCAGGACCTAGAATTATAACAGAGCCCGGGGAAAGGCATAAGGCGTATGCAGATATGTTGGAGTCTTTACTTAAAACTTCAAAAACAGCAAGAATTAAAACTCTTCCTTTCTTTAATCACCCTCAGCTATATGAAAGGCATTGTTTTCTGTATGGACTTCAAAACAACATTAAAGGTTCCGTACTTTCAGATAAACTTAACTATGCAGTGTTTACGGGTAGGTATAAGATAATAGGAGCAAGACACTTTATGTCTCCCACCGAAGCCTTTTCTCAATTTGATTTAGTTAAAGCTGATTTGGTTACTTCGAAAGCACCTCCTGCTTCATTTAGCCCACTTAAACTAGGCAGGGTAATAAAGCCATTTAAAAAGCAAATTACCAACAAGGAGTGGGATCGTTACTATGAGGAGCAGTGGCGTGCCCGGCTCGCGGAAGAAGAAGAAAAATTTAGAAATGCATCGTGGTCTGAGAAAGTAGGTATGGCATATGATTATATTATTAATTTTTTCTATACTGGTGAATTTTAACTTAGGAATTAATTTATGAATATATTTAAAGGTCAAGTTGTTTCTAATGTGGACGGTAATGAGGCTGGAGCGTTTTTTGCGATGTTCCCTGCTTATGGACCTGATGCCTACAAGGTCACTTACACATCCCCTTTCTTCAAAACCAATGGTGGTGGATTTTTAGGAATTCCTGATAAGGGTGACAATATTTTAGCTTTTTATAATGAAGATGCAGAGGAGGAAGATGATTACTTTTACTATCTATCAACAATTGTATCAGAGGATTCAACCGCATCTAAAAGAAATCGTAAATTTAAACCAATACCCAACAATGATGTGTCCCCTTATAACAAAGGAAAGCCTGTAGGTCAAAGATTTACTAATGAAACAGGTGCTGGATTCTATATTCAAAGAAACTATGAAAAGAATAAGATAAGTAATAACGTTACTATGCGAGCGGAGACTGGTGAGGAAGTAAACGTCGGCGCAAAGGGAGTGCAGATAACTAACCCAGATGGGGACTGTATCGTCCTCACAGGTCCAGAATCCGATGCCCTTGCTTATGGTTCAAGAGCTTTACATATTAGCACTGATGGACCTCAGGAGTTTAAATGCTTAACAGGCGATATTAATATGCGTATTGATAATGGGGGTGATATCAATATCGAAAATAATTCGTGGGGATTGAATGGTATACCTCCTTGGTCAGGAAACATTAGACTTAAGAGTCGTTGGAAAGATGTTACTTTAGCTGCTCTTAGTGAAGAGCCTTTACTTGGAGGCAAGGTACATATAGTTACAGTAGGGGGTAAAGTGACAGTGAGTAACGATGGAAGTGTTGAGATTTTTGCAGGAACGCCTACGGCACCTCCGTTGACGGTACCGACTCCAACCCCGACAGTTCCAGGTGCTCCTTCGTTAAAAATAACCAGTCTTGGGAATGTTGATATCAAAGCTAATGGCTCGATAAACTTAGATGCCGGTTTAGGTGTAAATGTAAATAGTGGAGGTTTAGTTACTGTAGGGTCCCAAGCAGGGACCGTATTAAACTCTATTGGTCCTGTTGCTACTAATGCAGCAAGCATAGTTCAGAACGGATTACCACTTTTAACAACCAATCCTACTGGAGGAGATATATCTATTGTTGTACCAATGACACCACTTCCTACTCCTCCTATTCCTTTTGTCCCCGCTACCCCGGCTCCAGGTCTTGGCGCACCATTCCCTAATGCGTATGCTGATGGGGTTCCGGGTGCTGACGGTGGAGGTGCAGTGTAATGGCATTTGACGCAAAAACCTTTGTACAGGGTGGGGGAAACTTCGAAAGTCTTTTAGGAGCTTTCGGGATACCTAGCTGTATGGTTGAGTTGGGAGAAGCCGCCCTTGCTCTAATTCCTACACCAATTTTACTGGCTGTTAGACATGCTATAAATAAAGCAAAGGAGAGAGCAGACAGGATTGTTAAAAAGATCATGTCTTACATCAGAGACCTCTTAGGGATTTCCTTGTTCCCTGATAAGGACGATTACTTTGGAGTTTTCTCAGAATGGTCTAGGCTAGGGTTAGATTTAATAAGTGGCATAACAGAAGTAATTGCAACATTCTTAGAACTTGCTGAGGCTGCGATAGCTGCTTTCAATGAGCTTTCCCAAGCATATGAAGCCGTTAAGGATTGTTTAGACCAGTTTAAAGCAATGCGCGACTACGAAAACGGTAACGCAGGGAAAAGGCGAGAAGAGTTATCAAAACAAGACGCTGGAGCATACAGGCGTAGAATTGATGCTGAGTTTGGAGTTTACTTACAACAAGCTCAGATAGCTCAAGACTTTGTTGATCAAGCGGACGCTCAACTGCGTATCATAGATGACATTCTTCTGCAAAGGACACTTGACCCAACGTTAGAGCCCGGTGCTCAAGAGGAAGTTACTGAGTCTGTGTTCAGACTTGATGCTGGTCCTCCTAGATCTAAATCGGGTAGATTCATCCTCTCGATTGACGGACTGTATTATGACTCGCAAGCCAGCGGTATTCAACCAGCCTTGCTTGAACTTTCTCAGAGAGAGGAAGACCTAAAGATTGAGACTGGAGGCTTTGATAATGCAAATCTTTGGAGGTTAGAGTTTGACCCAAGCTTAGGCGGTAGAGGTATTCCTACTACTTCTAACGATTTAAGATTCTATTTTGATAGTATTTTAGATCCTAAAATTATTGATGACTCTCCTGCAATCACAAAATATTACAATCAGGACGAGTTACTACTCACCCTTGAAGGTCAGAAAGATAGAAGAGTTTTTGACGTTTCATCTGAACTTCAAGAGTTGATAGATGATGAAAAATCTCAAGCAATTATTGACAACATGCGTCAGGTAATGTTATCTGAAACTGCTCAGTTCCAAGATAGGATTAATAAGAGAAAGAAACAGATTGAGTTAGCTGTTAAGGTTCCGACTTTTATGGGCAAGGGACCTAAATATCTTCCCGGTAATGTACCTGTCAATGATTTCTCTTATTTAGCTGGTTCTAACTTCATTATGGATATTCAGAATCAGAGAAAAATTGTTCTTGATCAGGCGGATGTCACAGGAGTTGTTTTACCTTTAGAAGTGAAGTATACTGAAAAGGTCGAAACGAACGATCCGTTATTACTTGATCACTTGTTGTTAGCGAGTGTTGCTAAGGGTGAAACTATTGCGAGTCCTATAGAACCTTCCGCTCAAAGCCTTCAAATTAATGATCGTATAATTGAAGATGGGTTATTTGCACTATACAACTACCTGACTATAGAAACAGATGAACCTTCTGGAACAAACTTTGGAGGTCATAACTCTAGTAGACTCGGGATTGGAACAAATGCTCAAATAGTAGGGACTGCATCCAGCATGTTCGATAAGGGGTTAGGTATACCTTTCCTTAGTGGAGTCGCTTTCCCAGCCTCAGGATCGTCTGAGATCGAATCTATGGGCAGTTATATTAAGATGCCTGAGACATCTGAATTCCAAGACTTCCTTTACAATACAGCGGGAGGCACGTTTGAGACTTGGATTCATATGCCTGATCTCGACGGAGTAACCACTGGCTACAACTTGCATGATAACGACACGTTAGGGTTATACCGATTAATATTAGCGAATGAAAACGTGGGCATTTCTGACTCAAAGAACCCTCAAGAAGATATTAACAATCTTAGGCTAGACACAGGTACGGGGATTGTTAGGGGTGCCATACTAGGGTTCACTAGGGATAGGAGATTTACCTTAGGCGAAGAACCTAGCAATAGCGATATCGACAACAGTGTTGAGGATCTTGTTTTGGTTCTCGCGCCTACCCAATCTTATGATTCTTCTAGTGTTGGGTTTGTTGCTAACAGACAACTGAACTGCAACAAGGACTCCTACTACGGTATGACAGTCCCGGTGTTTGAAACTTTAAATAATAAATCCCTTTCAAGCTGTGGTGAGTCTTTCGTGCAATTGTCGGTAGCTATTGACCCCCAAGAAGATGAGATAAGAATTTACATGGACGGTGTAAAGCTTACTACCTCTAGTTACCAGAATACTTTTGGAACAAACCGAGCGGGTGAAGTATACAAAGCTCCTTCAATTAAACAAAACAATTCTTTTGAGTATTCTGGTGGCCCTTCACTCGATACTTATTTCACTCCCTGGATTCTCGGAGGTGGATATACTGACGGCTTCTCTGGCGGTAACTTCATGGGTGGTGAGTATGGTGGTAAGGTTAGTGGTCTTAGAGGTTACTTAGGTTGTACTAGATTCTATTCAAAGCCGCTTAGTGATGCTGAAGTACTAAATAATTATAAAGCAACTCAGAACTTCTTTGATAATGTTGAAGTTCCGAACTCACTTTGGGAACCTCTTGAAATACCGTAATGCCTAAAATCAATCCAGATATCCCTGCTAACTCTGTTCAATATTTCTCTAATGCTAGGGGAGTGAATTATTTTCCTAGCTTAGAGAGTGAATGGAAGAAGTCTGGCTACCTTCCTAGAGTTGATTATGTAAACGCAGCAGCATTGGCGATTTTTGCAGCGATTGATGGACTGAGTGTACCTCCTGGTACTATTTTAGAGAAAGCAGCGGCTCTTGGATATGGTGCTTTAGATATCTTCACAGGATCGAATGGAGCTACTATATGGAAATACTACAATGAAGAAGATCATGAGAAAAGTATTATCGCTCTTAAAAAGTTAGGTGTAAACTGCATCAGGACTCCTTTGAATTATGCGGTTTGGAATAGGGATAAACCGTTATACATTAGTAAAGTTAAGAGTTTTTTAAAAGTATGCGATAAGCACAAAATTAGGGTTCAGTTTACTCTTTGGGATGCAGAAGAAAACTTGTCTACTATTTATGGCCAATCTATTCCAGAACCTACAAATTATAACGCCTTAGACTTAACCTATGAATGCAGCGTCGAACACCCTAGAAACCCTTACGCATCTAAAGCTGATGATCCCACTTTCTTTTCAGGTGCAGGAGAGTTTGATGCTGGTGTTTATTTAGATCAATTAGCTAGCTCGGTGTCTGCATATCAATCTATGTGGTGTTTCGATTTGTGTAATAAGCCAGTAAAAGAATTTTACGGATTAGTTACATCATCCTACGATAGACTTAATCAGAATTTATCATCTACTCCTATAAAATATACTTTCTCACCTAAGGATGGGTTGAGTATATTTAACGACACTTCTTACTTAGATAACGGTAAAGGCACTGGACCTAGTGGGTCTTTTAGTATTGAAGATATAAAAAACTTATCAGGATTAGTAGATTTTATTTCAGTTCCTTTCATAGCAAACAATGATTATGCTTTTAAGAGATATCTTAATGGAGCCATAAGCGGCACTCAGAGTTATGGAATATCAAAGCCATTTATGGTTTATGCCGCATATGATCCTGAGCTAGGTCAGAATTTTAATACAACGGTAGATGTTTTAAATACAAGTTCAGTAGGGTATTTCGGAGATATAGGAGTTATTGATAGTCCCTTTAGTTTTGGAAAGTCTAGGGCTAAAGGCGGAAACATTTATTGGGATGGTCAATATGCAGATGTGAGCATTGCTAGCTCTTTGGTTTCTCAGGCTTCTTCAATTAACTGGTACAACAGAAGAGATCTATCAAAATATAGTCGTCTTAAGGGTAAGTCTGACGATCCTACAAATGCCTCAGGCGGATTCTTTTCTGGAACTCCTTCTTTCTTAGAAGCTTATAGTTCTGAATATCAAGCTATGCCTGAGACTAGGTGGAATTTTTTAAGAGACTACTACTTAAATGCTGGGGATACTTTAATTAATTTGATGTCTCGGAGAAAACAAGGATCTAAAACATTTAAAGCCCCGTATAGTTCCAACTACACTGACTCCGTTGAGTATAATTTAATAACCTCCTCTCTTCATAGGAATAATTTAGAAGAGAATCTAAGAATATTATACAACTTTGGAGACTACTTTCCTGCAATTTCCTCATACACTTTCTCTACAGGAGGCGATGAGTGGCAAGTTATAAATAAAACAATGACTATCAGGAATGAATTCCTAAAGTCATTATCTAAATTTATTATTGATTATGACTCAAACTCAGTTGGGTATGCCGAGTTAAGGAATAGTGTATACGACCCTAACCCGATACCTCACTATGAACGTGAAGAGTTAATAGATCTGATTAGCGATATAGATGATACTTATCGTTATGTGAAGAGAAATCCAACGACTAATGGCATCACTGATTTTTCTTCAACAAGGACTTATCAGTATGGGGATTCCATTTATGGAAGCGCCGATAGTGGTTCACATTTTTCAACCTATTACGATAACTTCTATTCTGAATTATGCGCTCAACTGAAAAAGTGTTTGATGTGGATTTATCGAGAAGGGGAGACGAACTCTAATTTTAAAATTGTTAGTGATTCTTTCCTTAATGAGATATCGTTTCAGTCGTCTTCGTTAAGTGCTGTTGAGGTTTATTCATCTGAAGTAAGTGGAAGTCCTGAATACATGCCAGGGAGCTTATCTTCTTTAAAGTCTCCTTACTTTGAAGTTGACGTTTATGATGCTGAGTCTTCAAGCTGGCTTTCTAGTTTTGTGTTTCAAGCCTCTGGAGTCGGGAACCCTAGACAGCTAACAGACGCAGTAAATCCCGGAGGGATTTACGAAAGCCTTAGTGCTTACTGGTGCCCTCATGGTTCTCACCCCACTATGAACTTTACAACTTTTGGATTAAGTGGTTTAGCAAAAGTTAAGATACGTGCATTAGACGGTGGATTCCCTGCTAGTACATCTCTTTATGTATTCCCTAAGAGAAGTAATAAGACTAGATCTTTTACACACAACCCTACTGATGACACTTTTGAGGGAGAGGTTTACATTGGTGACAAGTTATGGCTGGAGTTTACTAATGATAATTTAGCTCCGAGCACTCCTTTATTCCTGTTTGGAGATCCGTTCAAACCTCCGATACCTGCTGGCCTTCAAAGCTACGCTGGGGAGAATAGGTTAGATCACCTAGAGATTGATCCTGACGCTGCCAATCCTCAAACTACACCTAACCTAACATCCAGCCCGTCAGACGCATATACTACAATTAATTGGGCATCCCCAGGGAACCCTACAGTATTTAGTAGTCTACAACCAGGAACTTACTTCGGCCCAGGTATTCACTATGTCAGTGCCGGACTACCTATATCATCTAACTCTACGTTCTACATAGACGCTAACGCATATATTATTGGTGGGTTTGATTGTGCTAGTGCTCACAACAGTAAGGTTATAGGTAGAGGAGTATTCTCCCCAGGCGAGCTATACCCTAGATCGTTCTTATTTGACCAAGACACTCAACAAGGTGTAAAGAGTTTATTTGAAGAAGCTCCGAGTTTCTACGGCCCTTTAGGAACGTCATGGTCATCCATGAATGAGTATGCTTCGACATATAGAAACAATATTGGACTTCCTAATATGACCCTGGAGGGAATCACTATAACTAATTGGGGATTTTTTGTAATAGGTAGAAATTTATTTGATACTTTCAATCACTGCAAAGCACTAATACCTTGGTCGTTTAATGCTGATGGCTTTAAGCCAGGAAGCTCAAAAACAGGAGATAGAATTAGCGTTAAGAACTCAGTTCATGTTTGTGGGGATGACCAGATTAATCCTTTTGGCAGTAATTGGAACAATGAAGTTTTATTCAGGAATAATATCTTAGGGTGTATGAGGACAACGCCCTTCTTCTCATTCACTAACAGCGCAAGTAGCGCGTATTGGAGTGTGGTAAAGGATACTGATGTTTTATGTTACAATGCCCCTCCTACAAAACCGAATCCTCTAACTAATTCGTTTGGAAGACAAGGCATATTTACATTCTATAGTTCTGAGAATGTATCTGATTCTTTCGTGAGGGGTAATGTTAATGCTCTAATTTCAGATGTTGATATACGTGGAGGTCAAGACCATCCCGTATATCACAGCATATTTAGATGGGGTAACATGTTAAGACCTGGAGGCCCAGCAGCATCTCAGATTCCTCCAGGCGGATTCTATGAAAATATTAATTTAACAAATATTAACATATCTCCTAGTGCTAACGAAGCTTCATCTCTTCAAATGTCTTCCTGTATTATTGGGTTGTCTGCTACAAGACTTAGCACTCAGCACCCCAATCAACCAACAAATAGACCTGAAGATATTACTATTACAAATATGAAAATTAATCAGAATCCTCCTACGTTTTTAACTAGTAATAACGTTGACGATTGGGTGGCTTGGTATGAACCCCTTAGTGGTACAAATAGTGTAACAGATCCAGACTCCGTAGATGGTTCTAGTGCAGGAATAGTATTCAAGACAACTTAAAATGGCTATCTCAAATAACGTTAAAACTTATGGGGCGATTACCCCCTCCTTGATTCAAAACGCTACAGTTCTAAAAGACCCAAGACTGCAAGGTCTAAACTATCCCATACCTAAAAATCCAAAAAATGGTTATTTTGGTAAGACCACTAATCTGGAATTAATTAAATCTAATTTGTCTTCTCTGATCAGAACTGAAAGAGGTGAAAGATTTATGAGACCAGATTATGGATGCAATCTAAGAAAGTTTTTGATGGAACCCTTAGATGAAATTACTTTTTCTCTGATAAAGGAAGAGGTTGTAACTTCCATACGTAGATATCTTAGCACAGTTGCTATAGGAAAACTTCAAGTCTTTGAGACACGAGGTGGGCAGTTGAAGGTTAATCTGTTCTGTTCCATTAGGGATGCTGTCGCAACAGCTTTTAATATCGGAGTTAGAATATAATGGTAACTTTTTCGGGAACAGTTGATTCAGATTTTCTAAAATTAATACCTTCTGAGCTTGATAATAAGCAGAAGTTAATTGATTACAGTGCTTCAGACTTTGAAACTTTAAGACAAAATTTAATAAAGTATGTCAAAGCAACTTTTCCGCTAGATTATAATAACTTTGAAAGTTCTGATTTTGGAGTTCTTTTGATGGAGATGATGGCGGCAGTTGGTCACATTCAATCTAATAAATCAGATTACCTTGCTAACGAGAACTACCTGGGGACTGCACGTAGTCGAGACAGTGTTAAGAGACTTTTAGAAACGATTGGAATTAGGATGAAAGGTCCTATCTCTGCTGCTGCTAATGCGTCCATAACCTTCACTCCTCAGATAGTAACTAACCCCTCGTCGGTTATTGTTGAAGCTGCAAATAGAGTAATCAGTATCACTTCTCCTGAGGATAGCGGCACTTTAAGTTATACACTTTACAAGGTAAATTCAAACGGAACTGTAGATTTATCGGACACTAGCGAGGATTTAGAATTTAACGTAAGTGCTTCTCCACAAGGTGTAGTCACTATCACTGACGCTGTCCTCCTTGAAGGCTCTCTGGTAGTTGAGACAGGATCCTTTACCAGTCCTGATTCAATTAAGACGGTTAACCTATCCCAGTATCCTTATGTGGAGAGGAGTGCTCAAGTCTATGTTACTGGGAATTCTAATACTGAGGGCGTTTACAAAGAAGAAGAGAATATTTACTTTGCATCCGGTCAAGACGATAAAGTATTCCAAGTAACTACGGACGAACAATTTAGAGCTTCCATATTATTTGGAGATGATTCAATAGGGATGTCACCAGCCATAGGGGACAACTTTGTGATTACTTATCGGGTAGGAGGTGGCACTCGTGGAAACTTAGCAGAGAGTGTTATAAATGCTCAAACAACTGTAATAGCTAAAGCGGGTGCTGCTGAGGAGTCTATTGATAATGCAGTTGTAGAGAATACTAGTATCGCAACAGGTGGGCGAAACGCAGAGTCTGTTGCTCAAGCAAAAAGATACGCCCCCTTATATTTCAGATCACAGGATCGTTTAGTCACTCTACCAGACTTTAAAGCATTTGCTAATTCATTCTCTTCAAATTACGGATCCACAGGCAAAGCCACGGCAACAGTGAGGAGAGCCTTCTCTTCTGCAAATATTATTGATTTATTTGTTCTTGAAAGAGGTTCTGATTTACAGCTAAGGAGAGCCACTCAAGAATATAAGCGTCAACTCTTAGAAGCTATTGAGCCTAAAAAGATGTTGACTGATGAGGTTGTTGTTGTTGACGGTTTAATTAGAACTTTAGATCTTTACGTGACTGTAACTGTGGATGAAAAGTTTAAAAGAACTGAAGGTAGGATAATTCAAAGTGCCAGGAATTCCATATTAAATTATATGAGAATTGATAATACCGACTTCTCAGAGCCTTTTGTTCCTCAAGATTTGATAAGGTCTCTTCTTATTGATGAGACAAACATCAGATATGCTACTGTGGATAACGTAGACTCTACGATAACTGTAGGGTTCAACGAGATTGTTCAGCTAAATAATTTAGTAATTAGGGTAGATTACGTATAATGTCAGGTAAGGCGTATTTAAAAAATCAGAATTTCTTTAAGAGAAATTACTTTGAAGCATTAAAGTATATTCTCCCTGGATATTTGTATGAGGATGATGTTGCAGAGACCCCGAAAGCTGACGACCCTATTGACACTATTATAAACAATCACATTGACGTAGCTAGTAATTTTTCTTCTATTTTAAATGTTAGTGCTGTCCCAAATTCTTTATACAGTTCAATTAATTCTTTTGAAGGTATTGCTCCCTTCTTTGTAAAGCAAAATAATTTAACAAACGTAACAACTCAAAACTTTGAAAACAAAGTAATGAGCTACCTGGGGTCTCAATTTAAGAACTTCGGAACAGCAGATGAGTTTGCTGATTATGCAGAGACTACTATAATCCCTGCTATAAATCTTAACAACCCAGATACTACTATTTTTTCTAGTATTGGAAATGCATCTGCAATTCATAACTATTTAATTACGAATTTGTCTTGGTTGTATTTCTTGAATACTTCTGGCAATTCCTATGATCCGTCTTCTTACGTTAAAGATGTTCTTGTAAGCAGTCTTTACAAAGGTGACTCATTTAAAATAAATGATGGTATTAAGGGTCTTTCCGAACATCTTTGGAAGAACGACTTATCTTCTTACTACCCTTCTTTATTCGCCAGTGGTGATAGGTCAGATTTAAGCGGAACTCAACAACTAGATAAGCTTAAGACTTGGAATGATGTTATCTACTCTCCTTTATATTCTGATAGCTCAGACTTCAGAGTTAGAGACAAATTTGAAATATATTTAGACAACGGTTTAAAATCTACTAATAAAATTGAAGATGGTCCTTTCGCTAGACTTATAAGAGCTTTATCTTTCTTTGCGTTTGATATCAGTAATGAGACGGAAGAGATAGCGACTCTTTACGATATTGACGATTGCCCTGATGATTACTTACCTTTAATCGCTCAATTAATTGGATGGGATCTTTTTGGAAGTGATCCTAATAAATGGAGACTACAATTACGTAATGCAGTTCCTATTTACAAAGCAGTAGGTACAAAAAGATCTATTCAAAGCACTGTCAATACTGTCTTCCCAAAAAATACTTTTCCCGTAGAATCTAGACTCACAGAATTATGGGAGTCATATGTTCCTTACTTAATTTACTATGCATTAGCGACGGAGTCCCCTTACTTTAAAAGCTTTGAAACTTGGACTCCTGATCTAGCTATGGACATGAAGGTTAGGACTTACTCTACTTCAAGCATGGATGACAACATCCGTTTAGCTGTTGATAGAATCCTGTTAGAAACTATTAGACAGTTCCCTGACAACTTCCCAATAAATGTTTGGTTGGAGGAATACAATTCTATATTTAATTACAGAGGTAGGGATTATACTATCCCTCCTTTTGAAGAATACCCTTATTACGTAAACACAGAGCTTGACGCTAACATGGTCACTTTTATAGCTGACCGTTTAGTTTGTTTTGGTGTTAATGAACCTTTTGCTCTTCAGGTAAGTTCTTACATAACTGAGAATGCTCTCAATAAAGATGATGAGGCTAGGTTACGGTCCTGGTTAATATTTACTTCTGGATATAACGCACCTCCAAACTTAGATAATTTAATTCGTAATTTAAATGATAACAGATTTGATTATGCTTCCTTGTGGTCTGGTAAGTCTTCTCACTTTAAGTTAGTTTTAGAAGCTTCTGAGTTTGATTTTACGAAGAGGGATTTAAGCAGAACGGATAGTGCTGATGCGCTATCATTCATATCGCAGTCAGTGAATAAGTTTTGTCCAGCGCACTCAATACCTATCATAACTTTAGAGGTTTCTGCGGGGCCTGATAATTTAGGATTTGAATCAAGCTGTCTTCCTCACATATACTTTGATCGTGAAGAGATTGATGTTGGTGCTGGCAACAATACTTTTGCATCAGGTATTTACCTAAACACTTATAAGAGAGGTATTAATACAGGTGGTAATGTAATAGGTCGATCAGCTACACAATCTCTTGTCTCTCCTGAGTTGGTGGGTGTGTCTACTATAGGTTCTATTCCTAGAAACACTTCTAGGAGAAGATCTTTTGAAAAAGTGATGCCCTTCAACGGTTACTACGATAGGACTGGCTTTAATATGCCCGTGGGGTTTGATATGGCGTCTGGTCTAAGCGGAATACCCTTGGGCCTTATACCTAGTTCTCTAAGCTACACGCCGGTTAGTAACCATATTGATCTCCCCCCTATATGGTCTCAATGTGAGAACTTAAGTTCTAACAATAGTTATTATGAGTATGATGTTAGTAATACTCAAAACACTAGAGGCATGAATGGGAACTTCCAAGCTAATACCGACAGGACTACTGATAGAGGTCAACTGCCTGGGATCTATGCTGCCATGCATAGGATTGGGGAAAAGTCCAAGTATTTCAAAGCATTGTTAGATGTGGGTTCTAGCACATCAGCTTTAGAAAGCTACTTGGAAACACTTGAATACATATTACCTCTGACAGGCAATATTAATGATATTGCCTTTATTAATCGTGAGATAGCTAAAGTAAGAGCGTTGCTAAATGGAGATTATAGATCACTAGTTACTAGCGGGACAAATGTAGATGCGGAAGGGTATACGTTCCCAGCATCCGTAAATGATTATTATTACTTTAAATTTGGTAGAGATTTACATAGACTTTATCACATTTACCATGAAAGCTTTGGGTGGCACAGATTAAGCCCCGATGTTCAAAAACAAGATGGTGCTAATATATTCTCACACACTTTTGGACCTCTTTTATATAATCACAACTTTGAGAAATTAGGAAGTGTAACAGGGTTGGTGGCTTCTTCTTTCGCTAACCCAGAAAAAATAAGTGTCACTAGCACTCCCTTTACGGGCACAGATTCCTTTGTGGCTTCAGCCGATACGGACATGTATCTGGATACCTTTGAGAGGGTTTCCTCTGGCCTTGTGGACGCCGTAGAGTTGGTTCTAACGTCGGGAACTGAGGACGATAGTTCGTTCTCTATCTTAAGAGCCCCAGGCTCTCAAAGGGCCTCCTACGAAGACCCGTTCCTATATGACAAGACTCTGATGTTAATGCGCTCAGGTGTTGGAGCCGCTACGCGAGTGAGGTTTGATATTTCTAAGTATGCGGCAGATGCAGACCATCCCATATCTAACAACTTCCTAACACCTGATCATGAATTCAAAGTAACTCTTAGTAGTTTATTTAGCAGAGATTCAGGGACAACTATAGGGGGAGGTTCTGTTGGTGTTTGGATTCACACTAAACCAGAAGATGGGAAGATGTGGAGCTTTACTCCTGACGGCGATTGGGTTCAACATAATCAACTGATAAGCAGAGAATCCATGCTGCGAACGTATGCTCACAAGAAACAAATTCCATCAAAGTCTCGTGATCCAAAATCTTTCAACTCTTCCTCAACGACAGACTACGCCTGTCTTAATCAGATTACATCGAATAGAACTTCCCCTGTTATAGGCTTAGGTGCAGAAGACTTTGATGTATTTGATATTTCATTCAACACCCGTAATAGGAATATTAGACTCCCTTACCAGTATCAGAAACAATATGATCAACTGCATAGGTTAAATCAAAACTATGTTATAGAAGTGTTTATGTACCCAGGTCAACAACCAGACCAATACATGTTACTTGATAACGTTAAAATACAAGACACAACAATGAAAAAGCTCTCCGAAATATTTGCAGCAGGGACAATGAGCGATCCTTTGTGTGTTCTCGATGATCTCAAACGGGGTTGCTTAGAGTATCGTGTAGAGCTTACAAAGCAAGACTTGTTTGATATCTTTAAACACTTTAACAATATCGCAGGTAAGAATGCTGCTACTGCATATGCTAGCCGAGACAAAGATAAGACTCAGACTATAATGGAATCTGAAGGTGGTTCTAGGATTGATTACAGATTACCTGACGCACTAATCACAGTAACACCTGACGCAACAGGTTTCTTCTACGACGAGGTCGCTATACCAGTATAATGTTTGTTCAAGGGTTTGGAGATGTTCTGACTAACGTAATGACAGTGAACCCAGCACTGTCTGATATACCGTCTGCCAGTTCAATCCTAGATACTTCTAATTACACTTTCCAAGCCGTTACTTTCGGGAAAGACGCTGAGGGATTTACATTACATGCTCATGAGGTTTCTACAACTCAGTATGTGAATGATGTTGTAGCTTCGGGCGCAAGTGCATACGACTCTGGATTATTGATAGTTAAGAATTATGGATCTACTTTAGCGGATGGAGCTTCTTCATACGTTTTATCTGCAACTTACAATCAACTATCCTCAACCTATAACTCAGTCCCTAATGATCCTTCCCCATTAGATTATAGGTTAGAAAGGGCGTCTACCTTGTCTACAAATCTCTCAAATTATCAATACGCTAGCTCTCTACCGAATTTAGGACATTACATCAACGCAGCTTTGAATCCTGACTTGAGTGCTATATGGAATAAGGTGGGAGCATTTACCCCCTCTGCGGGATCCGACTACAGGTTCTTTGATAAAGATGGTACCTATAGTTTTAGCGGAACTATTACAAGTTTCTTTAATGCAAATCAGTTAATGGACAAGGATGGTTATTTACATGTTGGTGAAGCTGTTGCTACAAACTCACCAGTATACACTGATGGGGCTGCTTTAGTATCCAGCACAACCTATCCGATTACTGAAGGTCGAATGGCTTTAAACGTAAACGTAGATGGGGATGACGCTGCTACTTTGGTTGCATTTGGTAGTGTTAAACATTTAGGCGTATACTGCCTAGATTTAAATCAAATGTTAGAATCAGGCTTAACACCTCCGTATGGCTGGAGTGCTCTAAATAATAACAGAAAGTATAAGTTAGTAGCTAAGGTAACTATTTTAGATAATCCTTTGCATCATAGGGATGGTAGTGGGTCTTCAGGCTTTGAAGTTCACAGAAAAAATAATCCAACTTTATTCACATTAAGTTTAGATTTCAAATGATTAAATCACTGACAAGTCAATTAGGTATAAAAGGACACTTAACGGTTCACAAGGTCGTTGATGGTCAGGAAGAGCTTGTGTATGACGAAGATAACGTCATTGTGTCTGGCTTTGGTTGGGCGTTAGCTCACCTTTATGGTAAGGTTGGGTCGGAAACAATCACAGATTATCAGATTGATAGATTTAAGCTTGGTGTTAGCGGTGGTGATGCTCTTCAAGTCAGTAGCACGACAGATCTTTCGGGTGCCCTTTCTTCTCAAGCAGAATATATTGGGGTCGGAGATAGTAACCTAGAGGTTGTCTCAGGGTATCGTTGGGCTAATGATATAGCCACCACTACTGGCGAATGGTATTCTAAGATTCCATTTAGTAAGGTCACTAAGATTGATGATCGAACTGTTCGTTATACAATTTTTATTGACGAAGATTCTTGCAATAACCTAACCAGGGATGGTCAGGATGCAAACTTAAATGAAATTGGATTGTTTATTAAGAATCCAAAAGCTAACGCTACCGAGACTTCTGTGCTCGCAGCTTATAGATACTTTAGTAACATTAGAAAAACAGACGATTTTGCTCTAGTGTTCAGATGGACAATCTCATTCGGATAACATGTTAAACCCAAGTGACGTATACGTATCAGGTGGATCTAACAACCTTTTAGCCTGCTGGACTGATAAGGTTACTAAGTATGATGCTAGCTCTTTCTATAATTGGGAGCAGGATAACTTACCTCTCCACGATTTAGATGAGCGCACTCACCTTCTGTGGGAGAAGTTTGGTCATCCAACATCTGCTTTGACTGGTATGTCTTTCATTGTATCCGCTGATGCTACATCGTCGTGTAACCCTCTCTACTTTACGACATTAAGCTCCTGCATTGACGCTCTGCCTGAAGTTATTAACTACCCTATCCTCATTGAGGTTGCAAGCTTTGGTAATCTTGGTGGTCTAAATTTATCTAATAAGTCTTTCGGGCCTAACGGTGCTCTAGAGATCATCAATAGAAACTTTGCATATCAAAGCCCTAATAGTAACAATAATAGTGATTTTGGAAACAACTCTGAGTATGTGGATACTGACTCTAATTATGGATTACTATCCTCTCTAACAGCGGGTGGACAACCTAGAGTTGCATCGCTTATTTCTACAACCTTTAGCTCTTTCCCTATCATATCTTTTGATTTAATGAGATCTCGCTTGTTTACAAAAGATGAGAACAATAATGATATATTTGTTGCTTCTGGTTCTGAAGGGCTTAGGTATGCAGACTCTAGGTTTGTAAACCCTTACGTGTTTGCTCAGAGAGCAGGCAGAGACTTCGGACGTTTAACAGCAGCACTGTCTAGCACGGTTGCTCCTTGGACGACTTCACCTACAGAAGCATCTTCATTATCAAAATTAGACTTTGAAGCTTTCGATAAAACTCCAACCACTGAGATGGCTACGTATGATGTTAGCACGTTAGATTTTATCAATAATTCAGAGATTCAATGGGGTAGTGATGCTACGGGTATTAATGCCAATACCACTGTAGCTGCTGTTGCATACTTTAATCACCTCGAATATATTAAAGTTAAAAACTGCGATGGGCCAATTTATTTGAGAAACTTTAATGTAGATTCCAAACACAGTAGAGACAATGGGGTAGAGATTCTTAATTCAAATATTAATTTAGAAAGGTTGTCGGTATCCAGAGCTAATAAAGCTGGACTCTACTGTAGTGACTCTAATGTAAATGTTCTAAAAGGTTTAGTTGCTTACAGGAACTACGAGTTAAACGGCTCTGTTAGAACTGGTATCCCTTTTTCAGAGAAGAGAAATAGCTATTCTAAGTTAGCCGGGTATGGGGCTGGTGTCTACTGTTTAAACTCTACACTAAATTTTAAAGACACCTATGATAGAGATAATGCTAATTACCTTGCTCTGTCTAGCACCGATGGAGCCGCTAGTGATGACTATGGAGAATACTTTAGATTAACTACCCTCTACCTGCAACCATCAACAACGACTTTACCGTCCGTAGGTAATGAAAACTTATATTCTTTTTCTAGAAATGATATAGGTATACATGCTATAAATTCAAATATATTAGGAGGTCGTAAAGAAAACTCCTCGGCTCCTGCACCTACAAATTCCTGCTATCAGATATTTTCAGAACTGAACACTGAGGCTGGTGTTAAGTTAGAAAACTCTGTGATGTCTAACTCGGGTCGTTTAATTCTTAACGGGAATTATATAGGTTTAGATTGTGATAATTCTAAAGTTGAAACTGATTCTTTGACCTGTAGGTATAATCAGTCGGTCGGCGTTAACTTAGAAAACTCAAAATTAGTATACAATAAAGATGCTTACGCTCTTTATACACAAATTAGCAAGGATCACGTTGAAACACTTCAAACATCTCAATTAGCTTGTATTAGAAATGGTCAGGACATTAAATGTAACAACTCTATTATTAGTCCTGTATACGTTAACTCTATGCCATCTACCTATAGTATGGTTTTCACAAGTGGATCTTTTGGAAGAGAAGAGCATACTGATAAACTGCTGCCGTCTATCCATCTTAAAAATAATTCTGACGCAGACTTGGTTCACGCTAGATTACTTAAAAGTCCCGCAGGAGTTACTACCACATCCCAATATGGTCTTTTAGCTAAGGTAGAGAATAACTCTACATTGTGTGCAAGAGGGTCTAGAGAGTATGCCAACATGATGGTAGGGCCGTTGGCTAGGGCTGATAATGTTAATGTCGTTGGCCTTTTTGCTAATAACGGATCAACTATTAAACTTCAAGGCCCCACCTCAATGTTTAGGTTAGGCATTGATGTCTTAGCTGAGAATAATTCTAACATTGAAATAACACCGCACCAAAGCTCGAACGGCGAACTGCTAGTTTCTTCCTTCGACTTATCTAGTGCTGAGAACCACACCATGGTTGAACTGCACTCTACTAGGGCTTGTCTTGTTGCCAACAGAAATTCTAACATTCTCATGGAGAACCTTGGAGATTATTTCGATAAGTGGCTCTCCAGTCCTTACGCATCCGCGACTGTAGCTAGCCCAGGATACAGATTCCTAGATGGTAATTATACTCAGTATGCCAGCGGAGGCTACCTGCAATTCTACCCTAATGCTAATTTAGTAGACTTAGATGCTGATTCTGCTGCTGCTAATAATGCAGCTATAACAGGAACAGCAGCTTATCAGTTTAACGCCCCTGGTGCAGGGTCTATGACTGCTGATTACATCCATAACGCCTCGCCTGTATCTTCGGTAACCACAGGAGGTATGTGTGTTAGGGCTGTTGAAAATAGTTTAGTGAAAGCTACTAATGTTCACTTCCCTCAAGCAGGATTCCCGGATGCCTCTTCTGTCGCTTATGATTATTACGGGACAGATCCTCTTCCTGGCCCTCACTGTTCAAGACTTTTCATTTGGAACATCGCGGATAACTCTATCCTTGAATCCTCATATATTTCAGTGAGTGGCACTCACCCAAGGAACAGCGGATTCCATGGACCTTCTGGGGTTTGGGGTAATCTTAGTGGCGCTCCGAGTTCTACACCAGATACAAGCAGTCTCTCCATCCTTGATTACTACGGTCACAGCACTGAGAATCCTTATGGTAAGTCTGCAAGTGGTGAGAACTATGGGTGCTTTAGACTGTTCTTCTCGACTGATCCTGCCTGTAACTTCCTGGTAGCTTCGGGTACAAATAGGTTAGAGGGTTTAGCTAGACAGGTATTTGCTCAAGGTTACAACTTCTCTGGTAACTTAATAGCATCCGCAACTGATGAGTTTATACCTTCCACTCAATACACGAGCCTGTTCCAGAGAGACATCGACGGTAACATTAATGCATCTGGATTCTACTATGCTTCTGCAATGATGGCGGGTGCTGGTAGCATTAAAGCATTCCTTGATGACTCAGCATTGAACACATTTGCAAATGCAAAGCATAATACCGTAGGTAAGTCTGGTCTAGCTAAAGTTGTCCAAGGCTATTATGATATTAACAATGTTGGTGGAGATTCCTACAACATTTACCCCTACGGCCAAGGGATGGCATCTATAAATAACTTTGATCTTAAGAAGGATAACTAATGACTAACGAAATTAAATACTACGATACACCTTACTCTTATGTTAACCCTATTAGGTATTTCAAAGCTAACGATCCATACTACTACGAAGTTGATAATATTCCAATCAAACAGTTAGAGGAATCTCAAAGATTTCTTAAGGATCAAGTAGATGGCATCATTACTAAACAAAACAACAAGAAAGAAATTCAAATAGATAGGTCTAACTTTTCAGAACTTCTTCCTTACGCAACGGGAAATGATCGTAAAGTTAGAGTTAAGCCAGGAAGATATACCTCTAGGATTAATAATGCTTACAACTTAACTCCACTTCAAGTTGTGAGACAAATAGCTGGCTTTAGTAACGGCACTGTACGCGATTCGGAAGGTGTAGAGACAATTAGTGATCTAAATACTTGGAGCGTCGAAACTAATATAGGCAACTATGTGGAGGACGTTCTGGCTGAGTTTCAGAAAGGTCTCCTTGGTGATGCTTTGAATATGAATGGTCTTGCTGAGAGAGCATTTGTATTCCCTTTCTACGATGAAGATGGGTGGCACTTGGGTCCTGATTTTGAAAGCTTCGGCACAAGCTCCCCTGGCTACTCGCAGTTTAATAACGTGCTAGGCCCTGATGATAGACCTCTTTACCCAAACTACATCGGTGCGATATTTAAGCATAATACTCTTAATACAACTAGGGATTTAACATTAATAAAGAACGTCTACACCCCTGGTGAAAACCCCTTTGGAGGTCAGCAGGGTAGAATTGAATCTGAGTTTATTAAAAGATGGCGTGGCGCTATCAGAACATCTGTTGTGGACGTACCAGAAGAATTAGAAATTACTGTTCCAGATTTTGAGGAGATTGATTTCTTTTATTATGACTCTGCTGGAGTTCGAGTAACCTTAAATGCAAATCATAGAATTGATTTGCTTTTCATTTACTCTAAAGCTGTTGACGAAGAAGCCACTACTATACCAAAGTTTGATAGTGCTGGTCAACCTACAGTGCTTACGAGACCTACTTTAGGTATTCTTAAAGGTGCAGGTATAGGTATGTCCAGATCGCAAGTCAATTCTGGCGGTAGTGAGGCTTTCGCTAATGATCAAGTGGGCCTTCAAACTCTTGATGGAACTCCTATTATGCTGGCCCACCCAGGGGATGAGGCAGGTGCTACCAATGGATTCACAACTTCAGCGGGTGTAATCAAGGGCTCATTCCCTTCCCCAGATGATTTAATGAATTTGGCTCCCGCCCTTTCTGAGGGTTTAGAAACGACTGCATTCCAACTTATTGGTCAATCTATTCTCCCTGTTGCTTATATTCGAGTTCAGAAAGCTTCCGGTCCAATTCCTGATATCATTAATGATGAAGACATTATCGACATACGACCATTCTTTAGAACCACTGAGTTAGCTTATAATGAGCGTGCTGGTATTGCTGCTGCTACACCGCAGGTTTCCATTGCTAACCCGGTTGTTACTGAAGCTCACTTAGAGAAGGTTAGGAAGGAAGTCTATTCTGATCTTAGAGTTAGAATTGATGGTATTTCCAACGAAAATAGAGCCGCAAGAAATAATAGCCCTACTCGTGTGATTGCTGCTGGTGATGTTCTTGGAGGTTTCTGGGGTCCTGAGGGTGCTCTTATTAAACAGGCTCGTGCAAATGCGGGAGGTGCTTTGTTTGGTGCTACAATGGGCTCACTTGCTGATTTAGTGGAAGAGAATTACGGATATCGTCCTGGCTCGCTTCCTTATTATCCGCAGTGGGACCCTGCTAGTTGGACTGCAAATTCTCAAGTTGAAAATCCAGGTACTAGGGTTTGTGATTATATTAACCTTTCTATACCATACGCAGCCGAGTTCAAAAGCACTAATGATGCTGCTAAGTATTTACCTCCTTGGAGGGGTGGTGTAAATCAAGCTCTTGAAAAGAATTTAACCCAGATTAAAGAATTAAATGATCCGGGGTATAGGCTTGCTATGTACAATTGGGGTCCTCCCACTGGCGATGGTTACCGGGCGACCGTAAGAGTGCCCAAAACCTCCGGTAACGGTTTTACTAATATCCCAGGAGCTTTAGGTGATGTAGGTCGAGATGTAGGTCAAGGTGTTCTAGATGATATAAATGCTAGAAATCTACAAATAAACTTTGTTAGTAAACGAATAAAGTTAGACTTTGAAAGCACTCCGTGGGTAGCGGATTACCATGTAAATGTAAATCTCTTACACTGTGCTCCTCTTTCAGACCCTAATGACGATCGTTTAAGAAATTCATCCTGTGTTTGGGTTCAAAGATTCAAAGATTACTTTGTCATTAATGTTGCTTGGGCAGGTACGAATGTGAATCAAACTCTTGCTGAAGCAAACGGGCATTTACCTTGGATTTATAGGGATGAGCCTGAGAGATTTACAGGATTCGTGCAAACCCAAATGCCGTTATTAGGTGGTTCACCTTTCCAAAACTACAGTCCGGTTACAATCGGTAGAGAGTCTTTTTTCAATGAAATTACATCCCAGCAATCTCAAGATTTATTTAACCAAATGATGGGTGATAATCCTAATTTTAATACAAGCCCTACTTTATTTAAGGGAGCAATTCCATTGCTTTATCCTTCTGTTACCTGGGAAGTTATTGGGATATCCGAGGAAAATGCTGCTAGATCCCACGGTAGTAACGGTCGTCTTATGGAGCAAACAGATCCTACAGTAAGGACTGTCTAAATTGAGGGAGTATGCCTACTGTATTTCCGTGTGGTAGAGGTTTCGTTCCCGGCACTGTAGGGCCGGGAGCTAGTGGTCAGTTAAAGCCAGTCACGCCGGTCGTCCTTACCCCCACACCCCCTGATGACCCTGACCCTCCGTTTATAACGCCTCCTCCTTATAAGCCAACAGGAGGAGGACCCCGTCCCCCAGCCCCAGGCAGTCAAACACCGGGAAGAGAGTATCATGCTTGCGTAACTTTAAAAGTTATACCTTGTCCTGAACCTAATTCAAATATAACTGCTTTAACGATAAGAGCTTGCGTACCTTGTAAGCCTTTTTATAAAAAAAATGGACTTTTTGTAAAAGACCCTGATTGTATCAATCAATCATTAAAGCAATGTGAAGCTAAGTGTAAAACAGTGTCGGGTATATGCCCTCCTTCGGGTCCAATCACAGGGGCAGGTACTATTCCAGGTCTAGGCACCACAGCCACCGGAGCAACTTCACAGAAATATCAATGCCAAGAGTTAAGGTATGTTTGCCCTGGAGATGAGCAACTCCCGATAGAGCAGCAGAGATATCAAGCTATCTTTAGAGGTTGTGTTCCTGTCAATACAACTTTAAGTGTTTCTTCAGGGGGACTACTTGCATCTAGTACGCAGCTAGGAGGACCCTATGATGGACAAGAATATCAAATATGGTTAGGCCCACCCTTTAATGATGAGCAGAGTTGTTCAACAGTTTGCGTCCCTGTAATAGAAGAAAGGAATTGTAATGTTACTACAGGAGGTGGAGAGCCTCTCCCTGGAGTGGGTAGACCTTTAACTCAAGCCCCCTCCGTAGGCGAGCCTAACGAACCGTCACTTAGTAATACACTTAAAATTTCTTCTACAGAAATTACTACTGCTCAAGAAAATTTAAATGCTAATGTGATTAGTGTATCTCCAATAATTGAAGATGAAAATTACCGAGACATTCAAAGAAACATATTAAAGCCTACTTTATTTGACCCAGAGTTAAATTTCTTTGAGACAGGATCTACTGGTAAAATAAATCTGGTACCTAACAATTTAAACAGAGAGTTATTTAAATCTCAAGTTACAGAAGAAATATCAGAGATAGTTAATATTACAGAAACTAATCAATCTTGGAGTGAAACATTACTTCAAAACTTATCGGACGATCAGTTGCTGGCTAGTTTAGATCCGACGCTAGCAGATACTTTCCAATACATTAGGTTTACTGGAGGGGAACCTGTAGGTGTTTCTACAATGTTGAATGTTATACGGAAGTATATTCTAGAAGGAAGAGTTGATGAAATAGATGTAAACTTCTTTAAAAACGTAGCTGAAAATCAAATTGATGATTCCTTTGAAATTATTGAAAATCCCGACAACAAAGAATATGCTGATCGTTTGGCTATAAACTATTTAAAAAATAATTTACACACTTATCAAAACAATAAATCAACCCCATGGCAAAACTTTCAAATAAATAGAGCAAGACCTCTTAATGAAGATTTGAATATTGAAGTTGAAGTAACCACATTGAATGGTACTGTAAAAGACTTAGCAGTAGCAAACGAAGGGTTTCAGGTTGATACTATAACTGCTGTCGATCAAATAACAGTCCCTAGTGTCGGCTCACCTAACAAAGTTAATATCGGAGATGGCGGTGGTTACTACATTGATGCGACAAACCTTGATGCCGAAGGGGTGCCTGTCTCTACTGATAATGTGCTAGATCAGGCTTACTATGCTCCTGCGGCAGTGAGGTCTAAAGTTCTTAGAATGTTAGGCGAAGATCCGGCGCTTAAGATTACAGCAACGTCACTTACTGGTAAGCACGAGTTTGCCTCAGGCGACGCAGGCACTTCGGAAGTTAAACCTTTATTCTTCGCAGTTGACCTTAGCTCAGTTGAAGGTGATTATGTTAGTGATTCTTTAGTAGAAGAATACAGTGCTACTTATTCACTTCTAACAGCTAGTGGGGACATCCAAAGACATCTTAACAATAACGCTTTGAACACTCCAGTCTTATCCATTGATTATCGAGATCCTATATACCGATACATACTAGACACATCTTCTTTTACACTGTCTATGAAGGATTTTAACTTAGCTGGGTTTAAAGATAAAGCGTTATCTACTGTTGGGTCTAGGTTTGTGAGGAATATTCCCTTTGGCCTTGTCGTTACTCCTGTTGCGGGTGGTATGTTTAATCCCTTCAATGGTAACTCTACATTAGATAAGTATGGTGATAAGCATACAAGATCGTTAAAGGTTATACCTGCCACAGATCAGAGCATAGACGAAACGCCTGCTCCAATATTTAGGTCATATAACTTGCATAATGAGGATGGTGTGGATCGTGTAGGCATCGCTGAACCAGAGGACACTCAAAATATCGGATATACATACGTAGAAGAAGATTTTACAAAAACTTTCTATTCTTCGCGTAATCAAGAGTATGGGACTAGTTCGGCACCGGCATCTGCATACGGCACGGCATATATGCTTAGGGAAGTTATTGATTACCTATCTAATACTTACAATACGTCTACTTTAACTTGGTATGATGTGTTTAGCAGGATGCCCATAACCAGAGTAGGGGAGATGTTCTACGATGTCAGCAGAGAGGTTATATTAGAAATTGCAAATGGGCTTAGGAACGGAATCACAATAGGGAGTATTGAATCTGGATATAATACTACGTCTAGGATCATAGCAGAGGACTCTAAGTCTACCATAAGTTTAGCTGATCGGGACGGTGTGCATACGATCAAATTATAATTTTATTGATTTTAATCTATTAAACTAAATACATATACATACAGGAGTATACTACTATGCGTTACATTGATGTTAATGATGAATTTGTTGGCAAGATCCTTGCCGCTAACCAACTCGCCGCTGCGGGGACTCTGGCTGAGTCGCAAGAGGTTGAAGTTGTTGAAGAAGCTCAGGCTGACGAGCATGTCTGCCCGCTCTGCGAGTCGGAGTTAGAGCACCCGATCCCTGAGGAGAACATGCAGGAGTGTGTTGATTTCATCCTTGGTACGATCAACGAAGCCCTTGAGCAAGACGGCGAATACCTTGAAGAGTCGGAAGACGAGCTTGATGAAGCTGAGTGCGAGGATGACGACGAGGACAAGCCGAAGAAGAAGGATGACGACGACGACATGCCAGCGTTTCTGAAAAAGAAGAAGAAGTGAGGATCTAAAAGATGAGTGCTAGCACTAAAGATCTTTTAGCTCTGAGCGAGTCGATTCTAACAGAAACGCCTCCCGTGAAGGAGGTCGTTACTAAGTCTAAAGTTGTCGATGACGGTCTTAAAGCTGTTGTTGTTCCTAATGAGTTTGTTAATCAAATCGTTGGGTTCAATAGTGCTTTAAAGGAATCTTCGGATCCTGATAAGAAACAAGAAATGATGCCAGACTTTGAGCCTATCACTGAGGCTACAATCCTTAAGGAAAGACTTGAATCTCTGGTTGAAAACTTGAAGACGCTGTTAAGGGAAGCCAAGGAAGTTATGGAAGAGATGACTACCACTGGAATGATCGGCGTCAATTTAGCTCCTATAAAGAAAAATGGATCTCGTAAACGTAATAAAAGAAACAAGAGCGACTAAGGCTCAAGGCTCTGCTGAAGGTAGAGCTAAGATGAAGAAGAAAGGGGCTAAGACAAAAGCGTCTAAGTCCCGCGTTAAGGTTTACGATTCCATTACAACTGCCTTGAAACAGGGCTACGTCGGTCAGATATTCTCTACTAAGAATTCAAACCGTCTTTACGTTATTACTAAGCGTAAATGGGGTAAAGATGATGAACAAGAAGTTGGCGGTCGTGTTGCTAAGGGATTTTCCCCAGGAACAATACCTTCCAAATTCTCTGATGTTAAAAAATATGCCGTTAGAACATTAGTTAGGCATGGTAAGCAAAAGGGCGACAAGTTCAAAAGCAAGAAGTATTGGTCGCGTAAACAAAAATAGGAATTATTATGTTACTCGTTGAGTGCAATGTTTTAGAACAAGTTAAAGTTATTAAGGAAGGAAAAGAGGGTAACACTCGCCTTCGCCTGCGAGGCAAGTTTCAGCAATGCGACGAACAGAATAACAACGGTAGAATCTACCCTCGTAAGATTCTTGAAGCACAAGTTCAAGCTATCCAAGAGAAGATTGGTGACCGTTCGTTAGTTGGTGCTCTCGACCACCCAGCTAATGATGCTATCCACCTTTCGCAAGCCTCGCACGTTATCACTGGTTTAAGTGTAGATAAGGATGGCTCGGTTATTGGTGAGTGCGAAATCCTTTCGACTCCTAACGGTAAGATTGTCGAAGCCCTGATCAACGACGGTGTGAAGATTGGTATCTCTAGCCGTGGTGTTGGTAGCGTCACGGAAGGCATCAAAGGCAAGATCGTCAACGAAGACTTCAAGCTTATCACGTTCGACCTTGTGTCGGACCCTTCCACAAGAGGTGCCTTCCCTGAGCTTACGGAGTCGATTCGTGAAAACAGTCAACGTGCTCAGGAAATTGTGTCTAAGCATAGGAAGGAAAGAGTTCTCCTTACTATGCTTGAAAGCAAAGTGAATGAAGCTTTGAAAGGTAAGCAAAAGAAGCTTGATAAGAACAAAAACAATAAACTTGATTCTCAAGATTTCGAGATCCTCAGAAACGAATCTGAGAGTAGAGTCGCTAGACAAGCTGCTAAAATGCAAGCAAGAAAGAAAAAGATAAAAGCCAAGCAAAAGGGGGATACCGCCGCCGCTGAAGCTGCCGCCGCTCAGGAAAATCTTTTAAGCTCTACAGAGATATTAGGTAGAACAGTTGTCGAAGCTTTTAAGAAAGTTTGCTGGGGTGATCGTTATGATGAAAGATCAGAAGAAGCTAAAATGAAGAGACGGCAAAAGAAAGCTGGGGAGGAAGAATCCGCGAAGCAAGATCCTAACCTAGAGATTAAAGCGGCAACTCAACCCGAAAGAAAGGACAGGTATAATAAAGCGATGAAGAAGGGTGGTCTTGCCGGTGCTCGACGAGCCGCCGCTAGAATGGAAAGAAATAAACACTTGGAGTCCCCTAAGGTAGCAAAAGCAAAGAGGATGATCACTAAAGGAGCCACAGGCGTTCCGCCTGGGCCAGGAGATAAGAAAAGCTCAAGAACAGCTATGAAGTATGGTTCTCAGAACTCTTCTACAGAGATATTAGGTAGAACAGTTGTCGAAGCCTTCAAGAAAGTTTGCTGGGGTGATCGTTATGATGAGGGTGAGGCTAAGGGGAGGAAGCCTGACCGACAAGATCCTAAAAAAGATTTGAAGAAAGTTACAACGGGTGTAAAGCCTATAAAAACTAAGGGTAAAGAACATCTGTACAGGGGACTTCCTAAGACGTTTAGAGGATACGGAACCTCACAAAAGGACTCGATAGAACTCTTTGGTGATATTATTTTTGAAACCTTTGCTGGGTTAGACACAGAAAAAAGGGCTAGGGATGCTGACAAAGTTACTAAGGGTCTTCGTAAGCTGATGAAGAAAGAAAAAGCATCTCCTAGAATAAAACCTGGAGGTGAAGAGGCAGCGGCTCAAAAATTAGATATACTGGGACAACATGCGCTTGCTGCGGGCACTCGCGGTGGGGCTTTCACAGATCAGTTCTCAAATAAGCCATCAGCCGCCCAAAGATTTTCAAAGCATTTTCAAAAAAGAGGTGCTCAAGGCGAGCACGATATAGCACTTGCTAGAGGTCTTAAAAATAGAAACAGAGGTAATAAAAAATGAGTGCTTTCAGAAACTACCTCAGCGAAGGTGTGGTTAAAAGTAGAAACAAAGAAGCTAAAAGACGATTTATGGCCAACGTGGGGAAGGTGGGTCTTGCTGCCGAAAGGAGAGCCCAAGGTATAATTAAATCAAGAGGCCCCCGCGATCAAGAAGAGAAATTAAAGAGTAGAAAAAAAGCGGAGGAAGTTGCTGCTGGTCGGGCTGTTAGACAAGGTAAACGTACAAGTGGTTACGAGCGTGATGCCAAAGTAACAAAAAGAATCTATGACGCTGGAAGACAAGCATCGGACCATGCCACAAAGCAAAACTCATCCACCACAATCGAAAGATTTGCTGATGTGATCCGAGAGCGTTGCTGGAAGGGTTACAAGCCGGTCAAAGGTAAGAAACCATACTCTAAGGGCTCTTGCAAGAAAAAATAATTAGTATTAAAAATACACAACTACCCTACATACCTACATAGAGGTCAATTATGTCGAACAGCAAAGATATTTTAGATTCGGTTGCCGAGTATCTGCCTGAAGGCTTAGATGAGAATACCTTGGAAAAGGTCTCTAAGCTCGTCGCAGTCATCATCGAGCAACGAGTCGAAGAGCAAGTTAGTGACCTGTCCACGAAGGTCCAATCTTTTATTCGTGGAAACATTGAGAAGCTGAAAGAGCAAGCCCTTAAGGAGCTTGAGCTTGAAAACGAGACGTTCCGTAACGCTCAAATGTTCGAAACCGTCCGCTCGATGTTTGCTTTAGAGAACACCAACCAAGATGAAATGAATGGTATGGAAGTTCTCGCATCTCTTGGCGAGCAACAGGAAGAGAAGAACCAAGCTCTTCTGCGTCAAGTTGATAAGCTCCTCAAGGAGAACGTCAGCTTAAAGCGTCAAGCTAAGGTTGCAAACGATAAAACGCACAAGTTAGAAGAGGCTCTGCAAACTATCCATGGAGAAATGGAAAGTCTGCAAGAATCGGCTAACGCTGAGAGGAAGCTCTCGGAAACGGCACTGGTCGTTAGTGAAGATAACTTCAAAGTGAAGGAAGCTAACGAAAAGTTAAATGAAAACCACGCTGGCCACGCGAATGAGTGGATCCATCAAGGCGTGTTAGAAAAACTCAACAGTTATAGAGGTTAATTATGACCGCATTAGATAGAAACGATTTACTGAAGCGTTGGGAACCACTCCTTGAAGGTATCGGGGATGATCACATCGCGTACCAGACTGCTCGTCTCTTTGAAAACCAAGCCAAAGAATTCACGAAGCAGAATCTGAACGAAGAACTGAGCCAAGCTGCCACGACAACTGGTAAGATCGGCACGTTCCAAAAGTTTGCCTTCCCGCTGATTCGTCGCACCTACCCGGAACTCATGTTCAACAAGATCGGTGCCACCCAGGCGATGGACGGCCCTGTGTCGCAGATCTTCTACATGGGTAACTCGCGTGCCATCGGTTCGACCGAGCAAGTGATGTACTCGAAGTTCAACATCACGCCGCGTAACCTCGTTGCGACTAAGATTGGCCACACGGATGCTAGTAACCCGGTCAACGCTAACTTCGCTACCCCTGATTTAGATTACGGCGATGTCTCGGGCGATCAGGGCTTTGACCTGTCGAATGTCCTTAACGCCTCGTCTAACGGTGCCGTTACCGCGACGATGGGTGGCAAGCTCGCGGCGTTCCCTGATTCGGCTAACATCCTGGGCTACTCGGTTTCGGCTGGTGAGCGTCTCGCGGGCTCGGCTATCCCTGAGGTTAACATGCATATCCAGAAACAGACGGTTCAAGCGCGTGAGCGTAAGATGAGAGCCCTCTGGACCCTGGAAGCCGCTCAAGACCTGAAGGCTTACCACAACCTGGACATGGAAGCTGAACTCACGGACCTTCTGTCGAAGGAGATGAACCTGGAAATCGACCGTGAACTGATCGAGGACATCCGTATGATTGCTTACGGCGCTGGTGCTATTAATACTGCTTACGGTGGCTGGTACCTGAAGTCGCTCTACCAAGGTGGCGCTGATGACTTCGGTGACATCGGGGGCGATCCAGCCGCCGCTAACAATGGTGGCACATTCGTCGCGGGTGCTTATGAGTACGACTTCAAACAGGACCTTAAGGATGAAGATTTAGTTGACGGCAACGGTGGCATCAGCCGTAAATACTCGAACATCTACGTGATGGATCTCAACCGCTTCGCCAACAAGGATGCAGCGTTCGCTCCGCAGACCCTGGGTCACGTATACTCGAACGTCCTGGCTCTGATCAACTTTGCGAGCACGGACATCTACCGCACGACCCTGCGCGGTCCTGGTAACGTCCTGATCACCTCGCCAGTAATCGCGTCGATGCTTGAGTCTGCTGCGAAGCTTGAGGGTGGCCTGCCGGAAGGTATGGGTCCGACTAACATGGGCGGCAACCAAATCCAATACGCTGGCAAGTTCGCTGGTAAGTACGATCTGGTCATCGACCCGATGTTCCCAGAAGATGAAATCATCGTCGGCTACAAGGGTAGCAACGCGATGGATGCGGGCTTCTTCTACTGCCCATACATCCCGGTCCAGCCGCTGGATACGGTAGTTGATCCTGAGACCTTCCAGCCGAGAAAGGGCATCCTGACTCGCTACGGCAAGGTTGCGGTTCAACCGGCCTCGCGCTTCTACCGCGTGATTCGCCTGATCGGCACGGGTGCTGATTACCTGACACCTGAGATCTTCAGACAAACCAGTAATGGTGCTGTCGATCTGAGCACGCTCTACGCTAACGGTGGTGATCTGCCTCTGAGCTAATAGCTTAAGCTAAACAACGGAAGAAAGGGCTCAGTTTATACTGAGTCCTTTTTTCATTTCTAGGGTAAATATATTTGTTATGGGTGATAAAATAGGAATACCAAGAGTTAAAGCTTATGGATCATCTTATGGCACTTACGGTGGTAATAGACTGAAAGACTACAAGAGCCCTAAAGATAAAGATCTTAATAACAAAGACTTCAAAGACGTAAACGAATTTAAAACGTTTAATAAAACTATTAAAGATTATGTCTTAGCTAAGTTAGGTTATCCTGTTATTGATGTTGAGCTTGATGATTTCCAAATACAAATCTGTATTGATGAGGCCATCTCTAAGCTTGAGTATCATGCACCTGATTGGATGACTCAATACGCTACCTTCGATACGTCGGGTGGCATCAATGTATATGAGCTTCCACAAGAGATTGCGGACAATTTAAATGACTGCTGGTACAGACGAGACTTCTTCAAGTTTGGTGCAAACCCTGGCTCACTTGAGTTTGATTTTGCTATCATGTTCTTTACGAATACTGGTTTATTTAATAATTATAATGTTAGCCAGTACCTTCTTATGCAACAATACCTGAAGCAGGTTAAGAATGTATTAGGTCAGATGTCTACGTGGCAACTTGTGAATAATAAGTATCTTCACATTTGGCCTGTGCCTGAGACAAACGATGAGGCTGTTCTTTTAGAGTTCAGAGCATTTGATCCTAACACAATTCACCACGCTTACAAGAGTTGGGTGCAGAGATACACGTTGGCTTTGTCTAAGGAGATCTTAGGTGGCATCCGTGGTAAGTATCAGACTCTCCCAGGTCCAGGTGGAGGCACAAGATTAAACGGCGCTGAATTAAGTGCTGAGGCTCAGAGGGAAAAGGAGATGCTCATAGAGGAGCTTACGACCGAGATCGAAGGGCCTGCATTATTTGATATCTTCTAATGTCTAGATTCAAGGTAAACACACCTCCTACAAACTTTCCTGAGGAGAGAGATACAAGGCTGTCGTTATTCAAAAAGAAGAACGATAAGAACTTGTTTAACATGGTAGATGCTGAGAATATTAAATTATCAGGCTCACGTATTAAAGTGTTCGAATACATTCCGTCTAATGACATTGATGATGTTTACCAGGAATCAAGACAAAAGACAATTGCACATGAGCCAGTAACATTATGGGCTCACTATGATCCTCGTCCAATTGAAGAAAACTTATCTCAGTTTGGTGTGGAGATGCAGATTGATCAGGTGTTCGTCTTTAATAAATCCTACACTGAAAATATATTAGGTCGCTCCATTGCCATAGGTGATGTCTTGCAACCTGAGTTCCAAGAGATGAAGTTTGAAGTGTTCGAAGTTCAGGAAGACAGCTTTGAGGCATATGGTGTTTATCACTTAATGGTTCATGCGAAGCTCCTGAGAGACACTCAAGATATTCACAACCAAAGTTTCTTTGATCGTCCCGATCAAGTAGGAGGTCGTTACTGATGACTATACCTGAAACTACAGAAGTTAGGAACAGGATCAAGCAGATGACCACAACAAAGCTGCTCCCTGTTATTGATAATGTTTACAAAGAAAGTCTAAGAAGTATGCTACACATTTTTGGAAACATTTACTACTTAGATGCAAACGCTAATAGAGTTAAAGTTAATTGCTCGCACGGAAATCCAGAGAGGATAGTAGGAAAGTTAAAAGCCGATAATACTTTAGTGCTTCCAATGATTACAATTGTTGAAACACAGACAGACTCTGATCCTAACAGAATGAGATATCAAAATCTAATATCTGAGACTACTTGGGATAGTGAAAAGTTAAGAGCTACTAGAGTTTTAAGTATGCCCCCGCGACCTATAAATATTACTTATGAAGTTAATATTTGGACTAAATATAAAGCGGATATGGACATGCTTAGGTCTAACATATTCTCATTGTTTAGTCCTGACATAAACATTGAAACACAATACTCTGTTCATAATAAAGCTTTTATAAACAATGAACGAGAGGTAGGGAGTGTTACTGCTGCGGATACAGGTGATAGGATACTTCAAAAGTCTATAAGCATAACTTTAGAAACCTACATCCCCAGTCCTAAATTCTTCTTTACAAACACAGGCGAGATTAAAGAATTTGGAGTCTAAATGGCTATCAGTATCAACATTGATGAGACCCCCTTACGTCCTAATGTAAGCCCAGCTAAACCTAAATCAAAAAGAGGGCCTGTAACATTCTTTGTTGATATTGAGGCACCTCTTGGTAGGAGCGTAAAAAGGAATCTAACTCGTGGTGTAAATGACCTAGACGATTCTTATGAACCGCCTCCAGTGTCAGTATCTTTGGAGGCATTGCTGCTGTCCTTAAGTGTTTCATCTACATTCTATTGGGATACTCCTGTTGCTTTCGATCCTATCACTGCCGACTTCTTCTTACAACAATTTGAAGTGGGTGTTGGTGGTAACATTGATGTACCAGACTTAGAGCTTTCTGTCGATATTGAAACAACTGCACAGGCTTCAATATCTCGTGCTCCAATTGTTGTTGATCTGACCTTACCACAAGTCACTACTAATAAGACAATAACGTTTGAGCCAATTG